CCCGACATATTGTTTTATTTTGAGTCTCTGCAAAAGTAGGTAAAAAATATAATATATGCAATAACATAAGTAATTTATTAATAGGTCTAGTTATTTTTTATTAAAAACATCTTTGAATTTATAATCATAATTAACTTTAAAGAAATCATCATTACCCAAATAACTAGATTCTGATTCATCAGACCTGGAAGATAATAAATTTCCATTATACATAATCATTTTATCCTCTCTCAAAAGCATTAACATTATATTTGCAGACACTCTATCAAAGTTACCCTCTGAATTAAATCCTATAAGTTCTTTAATCAACGCTCTATTCCTTATATTAAATAGATTGGGTACAGTAACTTCCTATTCTTCTCTATCAATTAACTCAACTCTAGTAGTAGGTTTAAGCAACCAGTTTCTTAACAAAGTTCTACCATATGCATTAATCGGAGCAGTAGCTACCGTACCTTTGGCTTTATTTCCAAAAGCACTTCCCTTAATCATATCCTTATCCTTTAAGAAATCAAGTATATCTGTCAATAAGTAGAGGCTATTCATCCTTGAAAAGTACGCAAACAACCCCTTTTTATTATTTTCATAATTCATTCGCCCATTAAAAAATAAACACAGTCTTCTGGCCATCTCATAGAAATCATCTGCATACTAAGGTCTACCCGTATATTCTGCAACATAATTGTCTGTCCACAAGTCTAATACAAATATAGAACCTAAAGATAAAGTATCAGAACTATCATCATCATAGGGGTCAGCAGAAAGAATATATCTATTTGCAAATATTTTACCAGTTTTATCCTTCTCAGGCATTTTATATATTTCTAATGCCCCATGTATCTTATTGTCTTTGTGGGGAAATTCTCTGATTGGTATATCATTAGTAATCTTAAATTCAACTTCTCCCGACTTACTTAGAACTAAATCTCCAACAAACACATCATCATATTCTCTAGGATTCATATCTATTTGAGCCAAACGTTCTGTTAAATCTGCCATTGGAAACATATTTACTCCGACCTTAACAATAGCTTCTGCGGGAGTAATAGGAATTTCAGCAATAGTCTTAATAATTGTATTGGGATCACTGGAATTATACTTTACTTTAAATCTATTTTTTAATATCTATATAAGAGCAGCAATTATATCCGATACTCCATCTTTATTCATACATCCCTTTCTATTAATGTATCCAGGAAAGAAGAATACAAAGTCTTTTCTACCCTAATTAAATTTGTCAAATACGTTGGGTAGTGCATACATATTATATCCTCTAGGATTATACATAATTTCTTGGGCCCCAGCAAAATCAGATTCATCATCACCTGCGGTATTATGTGTTATAATGTTATTAGCTAAGTAAGTATGACTTAAACAAGCCGATAGATTGTAAATATCTTGTAACCCAACATTTTTTATACTCTTTATTTTGTATACAAGTAAATCATCTGAATATCCACATTCTTTTTTACTTTTATTTAGTTCAAACCATTCTTTTATTAAATTTAAATTTTTGGTTTTATGGCTTACCAAAAGATTTAAAACATTTGACACTTTTATTAAATTGTTTCTACCACCTATAACTAGTGTATACCAAGAATTCTTATCTTTTCTTCCCAATTTTATATTAGGAGAAGTTTTCGTAATACTACCAATTACACCAAATTTTCTCCATAAAATTTGTATCTATTTAAGTATATCATCATTTGATTGGGTAATACCCACATAACTTTTTTGTCCACACGAATAAACTGTTCCATCAGTATCATATAAACCAGAAAGAAGATCAATAACATTGTTCCTATCAAGGGTTTGATAATTATTGGGCAGTCTCTTTTTGGTTTTAGTCTGACCATATATTCCTATATTTCTTAACAAAGGACAGATCTTTCTAATTCTCATTTCTTGATAAATCTTTCCTTTCTTAGTAACGTTTGTTTTAAACACAGTATATTCATAAGATTTTTGTATATACTGTTGCAACTCAATGTCTTCTGAACTGTATTTAGGTGTCTAATCAAATCCATAACTTCCATCACCTATTAACATTCCTATAAGTCTAGGATCAAATAGTATATCTTTCCCAAATATATTAATTGTTCTACACTCACAAATTCTATCACCTACACCCAACTAGTCTGCCGGTTTAAACTATTCTTTAAAAACAGTATTTCTTTTGTTGGCGATCTTATATGATACTTTCCTAGGATGAGAAATTGTCTATGTATATATAGGATGGTCTTTAGAACATCTTAAAATATTACCATTTGTTAATACTATTTCAACACATTCTTTTTTGGAGACATCTATTAATTTACCAATAGGTTCCTTAGTAATACCATTTGTTAAGTTTTTTAAATTATCTGTAAAATTTATACCATCACTGTATCCAATTATACCATCTTCTTTTAAAAGGGCTTCAATTGGTATATTTCTTCCATCTATAGCCCATACTTTTGTTCCTTTACAGACACAACCCAACATATAAATTTGGCCAAATGCTATATCCCCTTCCTATACAGAAGGCAATAACACGTTATATAGATCAAGTAACCGAGGAAAAGTTCCCATCTCCTCGATCAAAATGTCACAAGCTCGTTTACCACGAAGTTTAGATTCATCATCATTAGAGGATACACCAACAACAGAATTAAGAGTACCTTTTTCAATACCTAATTCTGCATCCTTGTATCCCATACGCCAAATCATATCTTGCATACTATCTCTTAATCGTTTCCTTGGAAACTAAGTAAATTCTGCACAAAAGTCCATCATTGGTATAAATTTACTAAGTGTACCATCTTTACCAGATAAATACTCTTTACTAGAAGCAGTTATAATGGACATTGTATTTTTAAAAGCAATCTCATTTTCTCCTATAACAATATTGTGTGCAAGGATAGATGCTAAGCAATAACTCTTACTCTTGCCACGACTAGCTAATTCCGCGCAATGTTGACCACCTTCCCAATTGTTATAAAGACCTCCATTTTTAGCCTAATCTTTATAATGAAATCTCCAGTAGACTCCTTCCCACATATGAGGAAAATCCTAAATTCTATTAGCTCTTTTGGTACCTTCAATCATTTCTGCCAACATAATTGGAGAATAATTCAAGTAAAAATACATTAGTCCCGTAATCCACTCACCATCAGACTCTCTAACCATACCTACCCAACACCGATCTCTTTCTTGTCTAATCCACTTACCAAATTCAGAGTTAATATTAGCATTTGGTTTTAGATGGGTCAATACTCCATGTTTCTTGTAGTACAATGCAGTAGGCCTAAAGTAGTCCATATCTTCGAGAATATGTGGGTTAACTAAGTCAACTATAATTCGTCCTTTAGAATCTCTAGGTCTATCTTTAGCATAACCTCTTTTAGGATCTATTAATGTTCTTATAAAGGGAACATTATTAATAAAGTCTAACAACTAATCAGACGCCTCTTGTGGTAAAGAATTCAGTAATTCATCTGTGATTTCTGTCTAATATTTATTAACCTATATATTCATGTTTAATCATTTAATGAATCTTCAAATACACTTTTCTACCCCTAGCCCCGCATTTTTCCAAACTCTATAAGTTCAGAAGCAATCGCTTTTTCTGCAGCATCTAAGTCTTTAGCTAGTGATGGAACTTGTTTAATTGTTGCTGTAATTACATTTAAAGTATAGATAGGTTTACCCCTATCATCTGTTTCATCTAATTTAATATCTCTTAAAAGAGCTCTTAATTTATCAACGGCACACTTAGTATCTTCTAGTAGTAACACAGACATAGACTTAAAACTAAGGAAAAACTCCATAGCTTCTTGTACCTATTTATCTGGTTTCCAATTATTTGGTAAACCTTCTCCTTCTTTTATAGCATTACTTCTTAATTGATTATCTGTAATATATTGATAATCACTTCTTGGATCACACATAAAATATATATAACCCAATTCTAGTAATGCTTTTTCCTTGTTAATTGTTTTATCTCTGTTCCAGAGTTGTTTAAAGGGTTTTAACATCAAAGCCTCTGGTTCTATTGAAATCTTATAACCCTCGTATTTGAAAAGTTTAATCATTTTTTATAAATGTAAATAGCCTGTTAAGAATTTACTTAGCAGGCTATAATTATTAATTAATAATCTTTTGTTTTGGTGGTATAATTATATGAGCCTTTATTTCTGGATCTGGTTCTTCCGACCATTCCTCCACAATAAATTCAATATCCCTGTCTTGTAAAAGTAAACACTCTATGCCATTAATAGATACAACATCAAAGTTGTATTTTGTTGTCATATTGTCTGAGATAATACCATCTTGTAGAGTATTCTCTTTATGTTCCTTTATTGCAAATCTACTAGGATTAATACACACCAAATCCCCAACCTTTATTTCTCGCACAGAACCGCCAATAGCAATTACTTTTTGATACTCCTTTAAACCTGTTTTTGTTTTAGTGGGATCTATAATTCCACCAGTAGTATATTTATCTGCATTGTACCTTTCCATAGAAGTCACAAGAGCAGTAAACATGGGTTTAATCTTCTTTATTTTCAACATTCTTTTTATTCTTTAAATAGTTATATTTAGCCTTCCTTTTTTGCATAGTCTCATACGTACAATACAATTTTCCAAGAGAGGGTAAGTTAAAATTAGTTCTTAGTTTAGAAAAATCTTCTTCAGATAAGTCTTCTTTTAGTGGTAAAGTTTTTGCAGTCTCTCTAATAAACTACCAATAAGATCTGTATGCTTTATTCACCAAGTCTGGAGAAATATTCAATTCTTCACCAATCTGTTTAAATACTTTAGTATAGTTCATTTATTTCAGTTCAAACAATATTAATAGTTTAAACACTCCTGAATCTTCTTCTATATTTGGAATAAATCTTGGATTGATCTTATTATCTTCTATAACTTTACTTTTTCTTAATTTACCCATAATTACTTGAAAATGGGCAAGACTTATATTACAATCTTCTCTAACCTTACGTTTGGTTTCATCACTCATAGTAACCCGATCTAAAATTGCATTATCTTTTATAACCTTACTTAAAGCATATCGCTCTTTTAAAAAGGCTGTGATAATATCCATCTCTCGTGAGGTTAAATGATGAAATGGTTGTAAGAACTCAAACCAATATCTAAAAAACTTACCTTCTATGGATGTAGGAATGCGTACTACATTGTTAGCATTCTTACTCATACCTTTTAATCTTTTGTATCAGATTTTGTATCAGGCATAACTTCTGGATCTGGAACAGTAATAATTGCTTGAATTTCATCCATTGCGTTTTTAACAAAATCTGTTTTACCATATTCAAAATATAAATTACTATTTTCTAACACCATGAACAAATAATCCAAACGCTTGAATGCATTTGTCATATTAGCCTCTTGTAGTTTAGTGTATAGTGCTTTAGCTTGCTCACTGAGTTGATGTGCTACATTACTCAGTTCTTCGTAAGACATTTGTTGTTTCTTCTCCTCTTTAACTTCTTTTGCCATTTTATTTTCTATTTAAAAATTTTGTACCATTTTTTTGTTCATATAACTCTTCCCATTCTTTTATATCCATAACCGCTGTTTCAGTATTTCCACAATCATCACAATAGTCTGATTCATCTATAATCCTAATAGCCAGAGATAAACATTTTTTACAGTATGTTATAGGTTCTTTATTATACTCGGACATTCTCTAAATACTCTCTATACCTTCCATATATTTGTTTTTTTAATTCATTAGTTACTCTACTATGTACACCAACACGTTTACTACTATTAACCCTATTGTTGAAGGGTTTGTTTGGAGCAATAACTCCTATACTAGTAACATGCCCCCTTCTTATAGCCCTTGAAACAGATTTAAATTTACCAACGGCATCAAATGTTTTTAGTCCTTGATTACTAGCAAGGTATTCTTTAAACTCTTCTTGAGACATTGGTTCTCTTTCTACTTTATTCTCTTCCATTAATTAAAGTATATTAGTACAAGTTGCCCTATTGCATCTTTTACAATAGTAAAGCAATCTTCTTTTTTTATTTGATTATTGTTTACAAACTCTACTATTGACCGAATATTATTTGCTGAAAAGGTGTTCATCTTCTTCTCTTCCTCCATAAACGTTATCCTTTACACAATTTGAATAAAAAGTTCATCTTATTTAGTTCGTGAATAAATACTTCAGTTTCACTTTTTATACCAGATAATTCTGGTTTATTTTCCAATCCAGTATAGAAGTTTATAGTCTTTACCTTTAGCATTTCCAACATGGTTAAAGGATCTATTGCTTCACAAGATACGCCACTAATTACATTCGGCGCCATCTTACCGTAGATTCCCATAGAATCTTCTGCTATAAAATCTTGAAAGTCTCCTACAATATCCAGTAGTTCATCTAATTTAACGTGGATGTTAAGAGCAAATGATGCCCAATGTAAATTCTTAATTTTAGTTTTATAACCCTCTAAGATATTAACATAATTTATAAAATATCCTAAACCCGAAGTAGTTACCTCTCTTTCCTAGTATTGATCAAATAATGTTTCCATATTATTTTGGTATTCTTGTTATTAATGATTTCATTTTTTCTTTAGTTAACATATTAACCCTACCTCTACTGATTGCTCCACAAGTACATCTAAATAGTTCATACTTAGCAGTTTGAGTATAATGATAACCCTCTATTTTAGTTAGATGAGTGCTACCACAATTAGCACATACGGGTTCATTAGAGTCAATATACATACCCACGTTAGGGTGATTTTTAATCCAAGGTCTAAGTTTAAGATATACTTCTTCAAGTATCTCTACATCCTTCTCATTATATACATTCATATAATGCAATGACTCTTCATCTCCTTCTAAACACTTAGACCATAATTCAAATCCTGTATGAAGTTTGTGGTCAATACCAAAATATCCAGCAAGAGCATCTAACTTATTAGAACTAAAACCAAATTGTTTCTTTACAATTTGTAGTGTATCAATTTGCTGATAAGGTTTAGTGGGGGATAACCCATTCATTAGGAACCTACTATTAATCTTAGGTATGTCAAAATTATTACCATTGTGGGCGATTACTATATCTGCTTGATTCATAACATCCCATAAAGATCTCATAATTCTACCATCATCTTCTTTTTTAACTTCTTCTGAGGTTAGTACATCTGACATTACGTCTACTGAGAATAACCATTTAGCAGACCATGATAAACAGAACCATTCTCCTATAGTTTGATCTAAATAAATATTCTGTTGCCATCTTCCCCAAACATAAGCTTTTAATGGAGAGGTTTCAATGTCTAAAATTAATATTTTTGGAATATGCACTTTTTCATTTCTAACTGCTTTTTTAGCAACATAAATTGTGTCTCTTGTAGTCTTAAAAATTCTTGCTAATGATCCAGCACCCATATTTAACATATAGGATTTTTTAGTCATTACATCAATAATTTGTTTTAATTCTGCCATTCTTATTTATTTAATTTGTTGCGAGAGGTAGATTCGAACTACCGACCACGAGGTTATGAGCCTCATAAACTGCCACTACTCCATCTCGCAAATTTGACCCACTACTTTAGCTTAGGGTCTACAGCTAACTAGAAGCTTTCTGCAGATAAGTCTAGTGCGCCCAATTGTGTTGAAAGTAATTAACTTACAGGGACAATTGGCTCTATTAGGAGAGGGGACTACAGATGCACTTCTGCACCTAGGCAAGTTTTTTATTTAATGTGAGGTTCCTCATACCTCATTACAGTTTTTATCCCCTCAAATGATTTTAATTATTTGGTCGCCCCACTAGGATTCGGACCCAGACTAAGAGTTTTAGAGGCTCCTTTGCTAAACCATTACAACATAGGGCAATATATTCTTAATCCCTTTTACATAAAACACTTTTGCATTAATTTATCTTTTTCCTCTAGGGTAAGAAAGTCCCATAGGATAAAAAAGTCTACACCATTTTCTTGTTTAAATTTTGTAAAATTTTCAGCCATTGTTGAGAAGTATATCCTTCCTTTATCAAAATTAAATTGACAGGTTTTTAAGAATTTCAAAACAATATCTGCGGTTCTATCGTCAATGCTTTTAGGTTGTGTATCCGATTGGTTAATCGTCTCTTTTAAAGAATTATTATATTCTATCAATATGTTTATATTCTTTTCTAATTCTTTTTGTTCAAAAATAAGCTGTTCTTTTAAATAACTCATGTTTTTAATTGTTTTTAATTATAATACAAAGATAAGTAAAAAATCTGAGACTACCAAATATTTTGGTAACTATTTTTAAATTATTTTGAGTTTTCTTTCTTTTTCACAATAAACTGTAGTAAAAAGATAGAGGCAAGTCCTACAATTACTACTCCTGATAGAACTTCAGATGGAACTGATTCTCTAAATTCTCCTGGAACCTTATCCCAGGCAATCCAAATTGCACCACATGCCGCAGATAGTCCTGTAAGAATATTCTATATTCCAGTTACAAATGCAGGAGTATGGGAGAAGAATCTCTGTTTTAGAGTTAGTTTCTTTTTCATATTAGTCTTATATAATTTTGTTTTTTATTAGATCTCAAATCAATAATAATATGTAAATACTTTTTACCTATTTTTATTTTAAATCTATATACGTGTTTTAATATATTCATTTTTTACATATATTATCACTACCTGTCATATAAGTAGTCATTCCTGGTTCTCTTACTTGTTCTCTTTCAGAACTGCATATAGGGCATTTACATCCACTATCAATTACTCTACCTACTACTTTATCATAGTAGAGAGTTACTTTGTTTTCCACCATTAGATCTCCGTGAAGAGAGCATAATTCATTTGTACATTTATATATTGGCATATTATTTTTTCTTTTTTAAATAAAACCTATCATATACTTCAAATGGTTTACCCGCACCTAATGGTTCTGCTAATCCTTTAGTATCCCATATATCATAATATGATATATAATTTCCTTCTTTGTCTTTTCCTTTACTTACTTGGTAATTTCCTAATTCTCCTAACCCACTTCTAGAATTTTTATTAGTCGTTGGAAAAGGATAATATCTAGGAATATTATATTTGTTATCTGATATTTTTGTTATTGGTGCAGAATTTGCTGTCTTGTTTTTATTTTCTTCATAAATGTCCGTTCCTCTTTCTATCCCATACTATTTTATTAACTCATTCTTATATGCAGTTTTATAATCTCCTCCAGTTTTTATATCTATTGAATCTATATAATTAGATAAATCTTGCATAAATGGTTCTATTTTAGGATCATTTATAGAAATATAAGTATTTTTATCATTACTGTTATTTGCAGGTTTATACTTACTTTCAGACAATAAATCATTTACAGGATTATAACCACCATAATAACTTCTTAATTCACTGTATGTATTTATATTACTTTCATTCATTGGTCCTGTAAAAATACCTTGTAAACCTTGTGTAAGAGGGGATAATAAGTTTCCTTTAAAATCTTTTCTAGTGGTTATAGGTTCATTGTGATTCATAATCTAGTAAGGTAATTTTTCCTATGACTGTTTGTGTTCAACAATCTTTTTAGGAGCAACTAGTTTAATCTAGGTATTATCCTACATCATCATTGTATCATTAGGTCTCTATAGATTTAACTTCAATCCACCACCCTCAGCAAAACTGTTGTAATGCTATTTTATATCCTATAGAGAACTCATTCCACCCTTCACATAAATTCCCATCAATTCAGATCTTTGTGACATACTTAATTTATCCCACATATATTTTTAATTTAATTTGTTCATTAAAAAAGCCCCTCTTAGTAGAGAGGCTGATTAGTTATTTCCAATTGATGTTATCCTTTTTCACATTCCATACATGAGCTGCCATTGTTTTACCTTCACTATTTTCAAGGGACATAAACTCATATACTTCTTTTTCCTTCTTTACTTTCTTCTCCATTTGTTTTTAAATAAAATCGTTTAACTTCTTAAATACTTTCATGAGATCTTTCATCTCATCATTAGTGTATCTGAGTACTCTAAATCCTTGTTGTTCTATAAGTAGAGTTCTATACGCATCTTTGATTATTTGTTCAGGAGTAGTATGGTATCCACCGTCAATCTCTATGAGAACTTTAGTTCCTTTAATTTGAAAATCTGCAATATAGAATTTCTCAATCAGATTTCCTTTATATAAGTAGATTATCTTCTGTTGTTCTAAAGGAATCTTAAACTTAGAGAGAAATTCATAGAATACCTTTTCAGCTCCTGTAGAATCATTTAATAACTTTTGTCTATTCTCATTTGCTACTCTTTTAAAAAATGTATTATTATCCTCCTTAGGAATACTAGTAGTTTGATTTCTCGCACCCGTAAGACTTCCTTTCTTTAACTTAAAGAGTTTTACTTTTAATTCACTCATTGTTTTTTATTACTTACTTAAAGTACGATTGATTTTAAGTTTCAAAGAAACCTTATCAGATATTTCTTCATTAATAAATCTTAGTACTTTATATCCATTTTTATTTAAATCTACTGTTCTATTATAATCTTTTTCCATCTGTTCTTTTTGAGAATGATATCCCCCGTCTATTTCAATTATTAAATTTGCGGAAGGTATATAAAAATCTGCAATATAAAACTTTGTAATTTTATTATTCTGATGAATATACACAATCTTCTGAAATTCAAAATGAATGTTTTCCTCCTTTAAAAAAGTATCAAAGGTTTTTTCTGATTGGGTTCTATTTTTTAGAAGATCTTTTTTAAATTTCTTAGCAGTTGCTATATAAAATTTATTAGATTCTAAATCTTTACCAGACAAATAATAAGGATCTAATAATTTATTTTTAGATGCTTTTACTTTTTTAGTTCTTTTTTCTGCTCTTTTTTGTGCGGCTTTTTCAAATTTTAATTTTATTGCTACGTTATCATAGTTTTTCTTATTCATAATAATATATTATTATAATTTCTTATGTTTATTCTTTCTTTTAGATCTAATAGATATAGAAGGTCCTAGCCAATTTAATGACTAAGCGAGTATTAAACTCTTATATACTTTAACTTTCACAAACTGCGTCTTAATACATTTCTGTATGTATACCCAATTAAGCTCTTATGTCCTCTACCATTCAATTGCTAGGTGGCTAAAGTTTGCTTATATTAAAGCTTTTGTCCTATCAGTTAATCTCCACTAAATGTGTACAAACCGATTTAACCCTCTCATGTAGTTCCTTCTAAGACTAGACTGCTGGGTGAATGTAATTAGCAAATTCATTACGGACAGTACAAAGGTAATAAAAAAAATGATATAAACAAACAAATAAGCAATTTATTTATATCAATATAAAATTTATATTATTTTGTGTAAACAAAGCCGCCGTTCAATTCGAGTTAATGTAAATCCTAAATCTTTTAAACCCCACATATATGTTTTCTTTCTTCTGTTATCATCCCACCCAATACACAAGTGATTTATCTTATTTTTATGATCTACATTATTTATAAAATCTATTATACAACTCTTTGCCCACAAGAGAGATTTTAATCCATCTCTACCAGTTTGTTGATTCCATTCATATCCATTTTTGCGTTTACCAATCCAGAATACTACATTCCAATAGATTAGGTTACTATACCCTTCACATTCAAATGTTAGATTGAGTAATTGTCCAAATTCATTTTTGGTCTTATAGATTACATCATCCCAATCATTTTTAGAAGAATTGATTTGATATTGATTCATTGTATTTAATTATTTAATAATACAAAGGTAAATAAAAAATTCCATATATGCAAATTTTTAAGGGATTATTTTTAGTAAATGGATAAAATAATTTTTTTTAAATTTTTTAGAATATTTTTGAAAGTAATTTTTATTGATATGTGTGTGGGATACTATAGTACAACCTCCCGCCCCTAAAATTAAATTGGATCACTCCCCCCGGTCTAATTGACTAACAAAGCATTACAGTCTAACTTATCCTAAGTTAAGAAGCCTAAGTTAAACAAGCAAATCCCACACATCCTATCCTTTAGTACCATTACTAACCATTAACATTAGATACTATGCACAACAGATTAAGAGTTAAAAGAGTACATTCTATAAAGGTCTGTACTGTTCAAGCATGTTCAATCATATACTACTAATACAATGACTAAGTCTAATAAAGAGTTATTGTACTCTACATTATGCTTAATAGGCTTTGTATGTGCTATGTGTGTATTGATGTGTATACTACATTAAGTTCTTAGAGGTAGCAGCATCGTCTTGAGCATCGAAGATGCGAAAGACATGCTATGCTACCGATTCCTCTCTCTTCCCGAAGGGAAGGTTTAGTGTATTCACGAAGTGAATGCATTGTTAATCAGGTTAATCATATCCTATAGGATTAATAAATATGTTCAGGCATTTTTACAAATTGCCCTATTTATCTTTTATCTCTATAGGAAATTATTAACTCTTTTCATTATTAACCACTTCGACCTATTAATATATCCACTCATTACTAGGCTCGCTATCGCTCGCAGCGATTTTTATGCTTTATTAATACAATTCAGCAAATCTAATCTTTTTAATAAGCAAATCTACTCACTCCCTTTCCTTCAGCACGCACCTAATTCGAGTTAATAGGTGTATCAAATTAAATATTACAAACCCTTTTATATACATTACAATTATGGCAAAATTCGTTTTAACCGCATCCAAACCTGCTAATGCAGATGCAACCAAGTTGAAATTTCATGCAACCATGTCCCCAGAACAATTCAAAGCGCTTTACGCTGATGAAAAGGGTGTTGGTGTATTTATCAATCCCAAAGGTAACAAACATCCCAAGGGATACTTCATGGCCTGGAAGGACAATGAAGGTGTTACTTACAACGGTGCTGTATCTACCAAGATTACAACTCCTGAAGAATTCACCAGCCCGGTTATCAGTGTTGTCAGTACTCCTGACAAACCCGATGAATTGTTCGTATTGATGCACAATCAATCTGAACTTCAGGATAACTCCGTTATCACTTTCTAAAGATTACTCCAGTATTGCAACTGTACTCGACAGTTGCTTTACTGGTTTAATGTAATAAAGCAAATCTATTATAGGTTAACTTTTAACCATGTATATTTTTATCTTACTATATTTTTAACCATGTATATTTTAATACCATGAAATCTATATTAATCTTTTTATTCTTTGTTATAACTTTCATATACTTTACTTTTGTAGTATTCCAAATATATATAGCAATAGGAATTATTGCGATAGCGTTGGGATTATTCATTGGATATATTATGTCCAAATAAAGATATTTATACACCTATATTATATAGATGTATTTTCAATTAAGCCAACAAGTCAAAATAGGGTATGCTTATTAATTAAGTACTAGATAGATACTATTGGTTTAAGGGTGTTTTTCATAGTTACATAATTTGCATTAAATACTTGCTACTATTGTGAACTAAATAGTACAATCTGGTAAGACTTAAAGAAGGTTTACACGGTAAATCTTTAGTCAGATCAAGTGTTTATTTGTGGTATTTTGTGGTTAATTCAGTGGGTTTTTAGTGAAGTTTTAGCATTATTAAAGTGTTGTTAATTGTTTGTAAGTTATTGAGTGTGAATGGGTTAGTGTATAAACACACCCCCAACATTTCCCCTTAAATTAAAATCTGTAATTAAACAAAACTTCTAATTGAATAACTCTTTTAACCATTCCATTATTAATTAATCCTCTAAAATACACAAATTATATCATGAATAAAACCCTATTTACCGTAAAAAATCTTCACCAAATCATCCTTTTAAAAACAGATGATCCGGAAACAGCATATAATTTATGTATTTCTACTTCAAATACCATCATTTATGATGAGAATAATCAGAAATTAATGCACAGTATTAATAATTAAATAATATATTATGATAAAAAATATATTCTTACCAAACAATTCCACATTACAAGAATTCTTAATAGAATTTTGTGATAAAAGGAAATTACTCACATTGTCTGGTTTATCCATAATAACTGGTATTAATCAGAAACAATTATCCCACTACAAATCTGGTTTACGCAATCCTAATACTAAAACATTATTAGTCTTTAAAACCCTTTTGTATAGATTTGCAAAAGAATTAGAAAACATTCAAGTGTATTAATAATCAAATCCCATAAAAATATGAACGAATTTAAAGGACAACTTAAAGGATTTCCACCAGAAGTAGTGGAAAAGATATTGGAATATCAAGTAAAACAAGGTAATCCTCGTAACATTGAAGTATTTGAAGAACGAATTTGCTCATTAAAAGCTTCTGGAGGCTTTGATTGGCTTAATACTATTGAAGGATTAGATTTTTGGAATAGAGTATTATTTCACAAAAATTGGAATGTATTCTTTGAAAAATATCCCAAAAATGTATATCCAAAAGTTATGCTTGTTTCTACCAATAAAGAATTTATTAGTGCAGAAATACGGGTTGTATTCATGGAAAAATGTGACCGCTATTTAGCTTGGTCTAATACAACAACTTTAGAAGATTCAGAAAAAGAACCCTATGCAACCACTTGGCCATATGCTAAAGATTTACCTGAAGAACCAGTAATTACAGAAGTAACTTTGGAAGAAGTTGCTAAAGTAATGAACATACCTTTACAACAATTAAGGATTAAAAAGTAATTACTTAAATCTAATAAATGCTAATATTTATCATTGGAATGATACTTACATTATATATAGTGTGGTATCACATATGTTTTAAATATTTTTATTTATTATTATTTATTGCCGTGGTTAGAATAACTTATGCCATTAATCCCATTTTGACAAGGCAATGTGCCTCAACGTATGGCTAAAGAAGCATGGGAAGTCCTATATGGCAGACTCTACTTAGGTAGAAGATCTTATAAATATATAATAAAACAATCCGGTAATATACATAGAGATTTGCTTAATATAAAGTAAATCTCTAATTTTTAAGCTAGTTTAGTAAAACAGCCACGTGAGTCAACATTAGTTGATATGAAGAAAAAGGTGGGATGCCTTCCTGTTTTTAAAAAAACTTAATAACTTCACAAGTCATTGAGTGCACCAGTTTCTATTGGATTAACATAAGGCGGGAATAGTAATATTCAGAGTTTAAGAAACTAGTTTATGTCAATTTATAGTTTTAGGTGTAAAATGCAAATAATTATTAATCTTAAAAACAAAGATCTTATGACAAGTTTAAAAGAAATCAATGGTAGATATTATATATCTGCAAAAGTAGTTATGTTTCCTACAAAAGCAGCAACACATATAAAATCTTTTAAAAATGGGATGTTATATGGAGATTTTAAAAAATGTTGGATTCGTATGGACGAATTATTTCAACATCTTTATTTCACCTCTGATGAAGAAATTAAAGAAAATGATTGGGTATTAAGAGGTGTTAAAACAATTCAACAGATAAATAGTTTAAATGCTTATTCTAATACTGGATGCATAACATTAGGATTTGCACAAAAGTATTGTAAAAAAATTATTGCAACAACTGATAAATCATTGGGTTTACCAGAATTATCTTATTCTTTTATTCAAAAATATATTGAAGAATATAATAAAGGTAATATAATTACTGATGTTTTAGTTGAATATGATAAAGTAATGACTACTTTTTTAGATAGATTAGTCCCTCTCATAGATGGTAAAGATATGTATGGAACTTCTTGTAAATACAAATTGGTATTGAAAAGAAAACCTGATAACACCATTATTGTCAACAAGGTAAAAGATTCTTGGAATAGAGAAGAACATATCCAAGATTTAGAAAGAGTCCTTGAGTTAGGTATGAATATTAGACAAAACCAAATAACTGGAGATTGTGATAAATCTGGTAAAGAACTTTTAAAAGAATGGATTAAAGAAAATTTATAAACAATATAAATAAATTTATTATATGAAAAAACAACATCAATTAATTGATAACAACGGAAAAATATTAGCCAAGAGTTTCAGTCATAAAAGAATTGAAGCCAAAGCCGCCAATGCTAACCGTGAAACAAAAGTAGTAATGGTAATGATTAAACGACAATCATAATATAAAGAAGCGGTAGTAATTCTCCGATGAATTGAGGAGCCCAGACTACTGGTTTAAGCGACATACCCTCAAAGAGATTGACAAAAAGAGTCGCCCACATAAGAAAACTTTATTTGTTTTTTATTCGTTTTTGAGCAAATACATTAAGTTAAGTTTCCAACACTCAGTCCTACTTGAGATTGGTTATAGACTTTTATTAATTTGAAATTAATTTAAATAAATATATGCCATATATAGAAATTATCAAAAAAATCCTAACAACGGGTCAAATAACTCTAGAAGAGCTTAATATATTTTTAGATGAGTATATTACCAATAGATTAAAACGTCCTGTATCACCTGAGCAATTAAATGCTATTGTAGAATTAATTACTAAGGGAGTATTTGATTTAAAATATGCAGCTACTCAAGTAGCAATATTGGCTAATTTAAATGTGTTATCTGTACTGGATGGAAATAATAGTGTAATTACTACAATTGTTTACGAATAATCAATTAATACTTAGATGTTATGAAATCACTTGAATTAACTCAACAACAAAAGGATAAACTCCTTGAAATGTGTAAGGTTTTGTTTCCTGAAATATATTCAGAAGACACAAATATTTTCGACATTAGGGGAGGAGATAATGATACTTGGTATATTATGCATTATGGTGGTAAAGAATGGGATATTATAATTCATTGGTTTGAATTAATGTGGATTATTCTCAATAAAATCTGTGAAACTAGAGAACCTCTTGAAACACATTATTTAAGCACTCAATTTGGAATGGTATGTTTTAACAGATCTAAAGCATCTCATCCAGTAGATTATTTGTACGAAATCTTTAAAGATAAATAAATATGAGAACATTTAAAAACATTATAATTGTCTTGCTTATTCCATTTTTTAGAGTTACTAAGAAAATGGAGTATGCTATGACTTATCGTAATAAATATCGCGTAAGATATTATATCTTATACTTTATTAAAATCGCTGATTTTTATATTTACCTTAATAATAGAAATTATGACTAATCAGAAAAAAGTTGAACGATTAACCAGAGAAGGTTACCTCGTTACAGAACATCCACATATGATGGCAAAATTTGTAGTAAGTAAAGATGATAAGATTTGGGTAGCTAAAAACATACACCAAATATTTAAACCAATTTTTGGATATTAACATGTAATATTTAATATTATGAAAACTTCAAAACCCTATAAACAATCAAACCCGATTTGTCCACACGACAAACAAGAATGTAAACCTAATTTCACTGGGTTTATGAAAATGGATGGTTACTTAGATTGTTCTAATTGTCCTCGCTATTGTAATGGTGTAAGAGCCACGGGTGGTATGCCAGGACTTGCAATGATTTGTAATTGTTTTAAAAAGTTATTTAAATAATCCTTGTGAATTATTTGAAATATAGTTGAAAAACATTGACTCAACTTTAAATAAGAATGAGAATTGAAAGATTCTAAGTATTGTTCTCCTTTAGCAAGAGAATGGAGTATAGAGTAAACGTTGCAGTGCACGCCTTACTACAATACTAATGAGATGCTAAGCAAAATGATTATGGTTGAAGCTTAGATGAAGTAGAATAAAGCTAAGGGTTTGGCTCTACAGAATTTCTAAGAAACCCCGAAAGACCCACAGTAATTATTGTGACCGGACCAAGTAATGTTGACGGTGCTAAGATTTCTGAAATATCTTTGAAATAAATACTATCCACCAGGAGATACAATCTGTTAGTATTTCATAATATAGAAATGAGTCAGATTATTTATTTTTAAATTAAAAACAATTTATAAGTGTATAGAATTATGTCAGAACAAGAAATCTTAAAAATAATAACAGATAATTTTCTCTGTATAAGAAGATTACCCTTTGAAGTAGTTTCTTACTGGACTTATAAAGAAGGAGACGAACTTAAAAAATGGGTTGATTCTAAAGGGAATCCTAGTAAATCACAGAAATCTTTGGTTATTCGAGAAGATGGGAAAAAATTACTTAAAGAAGTAAGAATTATTGAACAAGGTGGTTGGTGGTATGTTAAACCCATTAATAATACTGATAGTACTATCAGATTCAGTAGAGAATATGATAAATTCTTTGCACCTACTTTAGAAGAAGCTATTAAACTTTATTTAAATTCAAAATTATGCCAAAAGAAATAAATTTAGGAGAAATATTCGATAACAATTTTGATTGTTATACAGAAACAATGGACACTATTAATATTCAAGCAATGTCAAAAGAAGGTTTTATTAAACAAGTTAAATTAATTTGTAAACAAACACTTGAATTAGCAGTAGAAAATGCTCAAATAAAAGCATGTAACGAGTATATGGGAGAAAAATTTGGATATTTAACCATAAATAAACAATCAATCTTAAATACAATTAACCAAATAAAATAATTTATGGCACAAAAAAGAACTGACATATTTGGTGTTGAACCAGAAATAGGTGATTTAATAGCATTTAATCCAGCACATTATAAAGGATTATGTGTAAGTAGATGTGTTGGCTTCTCACAATCTGGATTACCAGAAGTAGAAGCGGATAAAAACAGTAACTATGGCTTTCTAAACAATAATCTTAATTATACTCCTAAAACAGGATTTGTAGTACATAAACAATAAAATATAAAATCAAATTAGATTGGAGCAAACAATATGAATGTAGTAATATAAACTATTTACAGATAGTTGTGTTTGTGTAAATATACATCTTGCTTTTTAAGTAGAAGCCTGAGTACTATTAAAGTACAGTGTATTCCCTGTAAGGACTAATTTGATTTTTTAATTATAAACTTATTACAATATAATAGTGATAATATTTAGAATAGCCAGTTATAAGGTGACATAAAGCAGTCACATTTTAAAGGAGTTAATATTACCTTAAAGATCCGCAATAACTGTGATAGATATTAAAATAGCCTATTTGAGTAATAAGTTTTAAAACGGGCCTGATTGGATTAGATCCTAAAGGATTTGGTATAAAAACATGCAAAGGACTCATTCCTTTAACAAAAGTGAGAAAACAATAAAAGGCAAATCTAATATGATTTCCTTCGGTTTTGCAGCACCTCGTGTGTATGCAATGGCTTCTTGAGCTTAATCCCGACGAGTTGATAACTAACTTTGGAACAGAATAGTTATAGAATTCCTATGGTTCTTAGCCCTTAAAACTAAGTGGTGGAAAGATGGAGAATTCTTCATCCCCAGTTTAAGTAACTTTTTCAAAGACAACATAGAAAAGAACTATTTAAAATCTAAGCATGTATAATTTTTATATTAAAACTATAGGAGACCGCGGTTCGAGCCCGCGCAGGTCCACTTAATTACTTAATTATCAACAACATGATTATATATGAAAAAGAAAAAAGTAACAGCAAATGATTTATTAAATCTTTGGCTAACAAAATACCACAATACAACTATTGAAGAAGTAGTATTACTCCATCCAGAAGCATCTAAAACTCCTGATTGGTTTAAACTATATCCCTGTACTACAGCCCAATCAGATGAATGGGTAGCTGAATCCAAAACATTGCTTAAAAAAGATGGCTATTCTACATATGTAATCAACCATGATTGGCCTTGGATATTTTTAGATATAGCCCCATATATAAAGGATTAAACTATGTTTAAATTTAATTTTAATCATCAAAAACTAACGGGAGAATTTCATAAGCATTGTCGTACTAAATTAGGCTTTAAGAAGTTAGCCAATCGTAGAAGAAAAAATTTATTAATTAAATTACAAAAACAAGAGGAATTATGAAACTAGGAACTAAAAGCATCTTATTTGGGGTGCATCAATTTATTTTACACCCAATCTTTGTAGCAATTGCTTATACACGTTTATATGGATTTTCCTTTGATATAAGAATATGGGTTGCTTTTATAGTTCATGATTGGGGTTATTGGGGTAAATTTGATATGGATGGTGAAGAAGGTAAGATTCATCCTGAATTAGGGGCTATAATTATGCATAAATTGTTTGATTCTAAAACTCTAATATGTGATTTAGAAACTTATAGAGGTGGTATTTATTGTACGTACTCTAAAAAATGGTCTGATTTTACATTGTATCATTCAAGATTCTATGCAACCAGAGATGAAATTAACCCATCTAAACTCTGTTATGCGGATAAGTTAGCATTTTGTATATGCCCTTGTTGGTTATTTATAATATTAACCAATCTTACAGGAGAAATCCATGAATATATGAATAAGTCACAAGATACTCCATCAGTATTAGTTCATTCTATAAAGAATCAAAAGGCGTGGTATGACCAAATATACACCCACATTAAAAATTGGGTTGGTAGAAATTATAACAATTAAAAATATGTTTACAAGAATAAAAAATTGGCTTAATTCCATTTTATCTTCTATAAGATACAAATATTCATTCCTAAAAGTATTGAATTCCCCATTTAGAGGATTAAAACTTACTTGGTATTTTGGTAAGATAGTACATGGAACTCCTTATTTTTTACCAAGAAGAATAATTAAATCTAAAACTAAACCAGGATATAATGAATTTATTCCAATTAAATACTTTGGATACCAATTTACATCACTTGGTTGGAAAACTAAATGGACTGCTACTGATTATAGATTTGAATGGAACCCTTGTATATCCATAGTTTTATTTGGTAAACAATTGTTTATTGGTATTGTACCTAATATTAATGAAGAAAGTATGCCTGATTGTTATTGGGAAGCTTGGCTAATGTATGAACATGATACTGATAAAACTAAATCAAAATTAGAAAGGCTTAAAGAGTTAATTAGTAAATACAGTTGTACTTGGACTCACTCTAAAGGAGATGAAAAAGTATCAGTAAACCATTATAAATATATTCTAAAAGAGAAGTATTTAAAATTAGTTGATATTGAAGCAACTGTTGAAAAAGAAATAGAAGATATATAATAAATTAAAGTATGAAAACAAAACCTTTTGACTTAAATGCCATTAAAAATGGTGCTAAATGGGGAATATTTGAATGTAATGTCTTTCAAACGCCTTGTTGTGCGGATGCGTGGAATCATGTTGAATTATTATTTTCTGAAACCAAAATGGCTATAATATATTGTGGGTTAAATATAGTAAATGACGCAGGAATTTTTCACGGAAGTATCGCATCAGTATATCAAATCCTTCTCATAGAAGAACCCAAACTAGCATCTGATTTATCAGATTTGAAAGTTGGTGATAAAGTATATGATTTGGTTTATGGTCGAGGTAAAATTGATCATCTATCAACATTAATAAATGTTAAATTTGATTATACAGGAGCAATAATCCAATATAATTTTAATGGAATACAATATTGTTCTTACCAGAATTATAGATGTAATCAATCTCTTTTTCTCACTGAAATCAAATTTGAAATTCCTGAAGTATGAGTTATTAATGATTATTCTGCACCAATAGGCAGCTTTTAGGAATACTGTCGGTCACAGTCTTAGCATCTAAGTATTTATACTGAAATCACAAGACCTCATTCCGCACTATTATAAAAGTAGACTGGGAAAACGTTTGGGAATGAATAATTTATTAAAGGGCTAGAAATTGATCCCTAACAAAAGATGATTCCTTTAAGCAATTAAAGGTTAGTACAGGTAAAGATAAACATGGTTATTAGATGGGTCATTACGACATAAATCTCTAACCGACGGCGTAATAATACGGTAGGTACTAAACTGAAAGGTAATCGGTATTGTCACCCTTGAGTAAGGTGATCAGGAAAGATGTGAAAATTCTGCACATACAATACTAATAGTACTCAGCTTTGACCTTAGCTCTTATAACAGCGGTTATAAGGTATGAAGGTGCTAAATATGATGAACAATGCAGAAATCCTACTGACTGTGCATACAGAGGCTAGGTTGTCTCAAATGAGACAAGAAGTAACAATTGATGTTACAGAAGAAAGAGAAGTAAATGGCAAAACACTTACAAAGAGGTATCAAAAACCCCATCTTGTAAGACTTCCTGGTGTTGCTTCCAGAAAAACTACAATCTCTGAAGAAACTGTAGATTTTCTAAGTTCCCCTCATTCACAAATACCAGAATGGTATCGTGCAAAGTGGAATGGCAACAAATCGTGGGATGTGTTAACTAAGGATGAAAAATTACAACAACATTTTGCAAGGATGGCCTATCCGCACTCCTTTTCGTATGTTTATGTAAGTTAAATCCTTTAACAGATTCTAAAATTCTACTGTGTTGCGAAACAAAGTAGAATTTGCTTTTAAATTTAATTAATTAATATATGAATACAAGTGTAATTAAAATTGATTCAGAATATATTGAATTTGATAACGGCATCAAATTATTTTCTGAACATGAACAAGATTGTTGCGAGTCCCATTATTTATCCTTTGCAGATTTAACCCTAGAAGATTTTAAAGGAATGGAATTTAATTTAGACAAAGATGATTTCTTTGAACGAATTGAAGGATATGGGATTGCTCTCAAGCCATTGAATAATTTTCCTGTAAGAATTCCTGGATATGCATCAAACAATGGATACTATTCATCACAACTTGAGTTGTGTCTACAAGATGGAAAAGGGTTTGAAAAAACATTTGATATTACTAAATGTCAAAACTGGGACGAAGATGAAGAAGATTAAACTCATAGGCTATTCACCGAATGCAAATACTAGTACAGTATAGAGAAACTAATTACTTAGAAGTACTAGATTCCGCCAAGGGAAGTTATTTATAATAGGTTTATGTGCTTGGAAACGCATGAATAGCCATAACATAGAAACTACTAGTACTATTAATCAATTTGATTAGTGGTATTAGTAGTTTATTTATATAGATTAAATGAAATTATTAATATAAACCTATATGTATAGAAAAGAAAGTAAATATTTTGAAACAGAATATGGAATTGATGGTGCAACAAGAATTCATATTTTTGAGAAATACATAACTAGACCTACATGGTTTAGATTAACCATTTATGGTAGTCCTACAGCAAATTGTCAGGTATGCTCATTAGCTTATATTAGTGATGCCATAACATTTATTAAACCCGCAAAATTAGCGCCAATTATAAAACAACTTGTACGGTACTATCAAGAAAACTGTAACAAACGAATTATACTAATGGATGTTAACCAAGAATTAACTGAGTCCATAATCTCTACATTTGCTCCGTTTACCGAAAGAATAGTGCTTCAATCTAAATATGACAGTACTAATAAAAGTAAAATGGAAATCCTCATGATAGCTCTTACCCCTAGGCACTTATTAAACATCCGCAAATATTAAGATGGCTAAAAGATACATCATTTCTGATCCTCATTTTGGTCACTTTAATATCATTGCATTTGCTAATAGACCCTTCACAACTGTTGAAGAAATGGATGAAGGTATTATTGAACGATGGAATTCTGTAGTCAATTCAGAAGACCGTGTATTTGTAGCTGGTGATATTGCAATGTCTAGAAAGTACGTTGAAAAGATTCAATACTGCAATGGCCACAAAATACTTCTTCCAGGCAATCATGATATATATCCAGCTAAAGACTATCTCAAGTACTTTGAAGACATTCGTGCTTATATGGTTGAAGATAATATCTTAATCTCTCATATGCCCCTTTTATTAGGTAATCGCATTGGTAGATTTATTGGTAACATTCATGGGCATACTCACAATATAGATCTTGAAGATTCAAGATATCTCAATATCAGTTGGGAAAAACTAAATGGCTATCCTATTCTATTAGAAGATGCTAAGGATATGTTAATATCACAAATATTAAATGGTTAATTATGCAAACTTATACAAAGATTAATACTTTATACAAAAGAGATCCAGAAACTAAAAATATCATTTTGGGAGATTATTCTCTCCCTGAATTTTATTATTTAAAGGATCTGATTTGGGAATGCACTGAAAAAATTGATGGTACAAATATTAAAATCGGTTTTGATGGAAATAATATAACATTTGAGGGCAAAACTGAAAATGCAAATATACCAAAACACTTATTAGCCAAATTAGAATCTTTATTTACTGTTGAAGCATTAAAAGAAGTGTTTCCTGATAAATTTGATGAACTTGGAAATATTATTCCCACAAATGTTATCCTTTATGGTGAGGGATATGGTAAAAAGATTCAAAGTGGTGGAAATTATATCAAAGATGATGTAAATTTCATATTATTTGATGTTAAAATCGGTAATTGGTGGTTACAATACAATGATTGTAAAACAATTGCAGAACAATTAAGAATTGATGTTGTTCCGCTAATAGGCCATGTAACCTTACAACAAGCTGAAGACTATGTTATAAAAGGATTTAAATCTACAATTGCTGAAAACAAAGAGTACCAAGCTGAGGGTTTAGTTTGTAAACCTTTATATGGGTTATTAAACAGAGGTGGGGGTAGAATAATTGTAAAAATTAAAACAGTTGATTATCGAAAACTAAAAGCAAATGGATTATCCTGAAATAGATAAGTTTGACGAAAAAACTATTCGTAGAATACATTTACCAATTCCCATTCCTAATGAATTATATAAAGAACTATATTCTAAAGGAATATTAAAGAAAGAACAACTTGAAGTTGGGAAGACTTATTTAGGTAAATGCAGAAATGCTGATAAAGCCCTATGGACTGGAACTGTATTTATATATAAACGACTTAAATTTGGTTTTACATTCGATGAAGAAATCAATCATTTACAAGATGATGAAGATGGGTCAGATTTATTTATACCTTTAAAAGAAATATAAACACTTAAAATTTAGATTAATTATGACAGTAAAAACCGCTCAAGAACTATTACCTCTTTTAAATGCATTTATAGAGGGTAAAACAATTCAATATAGCATTTCGGTGTCACCATCGGATTGGAAAGACACTAAAGACCCTCAATTTGGAACTGGCCTAAAATACCGAATCAAACCAGAACCCAAAACAGCATCTCTTACAATTGAAGATTTGTATGAACATTTCAGAAAGGGGACTATTTTTACAAAGGTTAATTCTAAAAAACACTTTTTAAGAATTTCATCACTTAGTATCCAAGATAAAGCAATTATTACACCTTTATCTTTTTCATCAATTGACGTTTCTGAATTTTTAAAGGCTTTTTTATTTGAAGACGGTTCACCACTTACTAAAATAATTGAAGAGTAATATGAAAATTCAAATCCCAACTCATTTCAGATTTAAATAAATAAACAATTTAGACTAATTTATTATGGTAACATTTAATGACTTTATCTTATTTTATATAGTATTTACTATAGTATTGCTTCTTATTCCTGCTATTCCGTATATTTGGATATATACATACAAAAGAAATAACAAGAAATTAGCAGTTAAATATGCTGAACTTGTGTATAAAAAATACAACAACAGTAGATCAAAAATTGCTCAAGAATTAAAAGTATATTTATGGGATGTTATTCGTATAAATTATCCTAATGTTTCTATAAATAAAGTTGATAGCATTAGGGAAAGAGTCTTTAAACAATGGTATAAATCCCTTATAGACTCAGAAATTGAATTGGCTCGTTATAATCCCAGATTTAGAAATACAATAAATTTGAAGGATTTAAAATGTGGTAAATATCCTTGGTTTTTAGCAAAGGATAAACTTTGTAGAATGGCTTTTTTAAGAAAAGTCATATTGGATAATAAATTTTAAAAATTTAAGAATATGTTCATAGATATGTTAAATAATTGGACTGAAAAAAAGATAAATTGCAGCAAAGAAAACTATTCTTCAACTGAATCAAACAATTCTTTTACTCAAATAGAAGATGTGAATAACTCAGAAGATGTAGAAGAAACACCACTAACAGTAGGGTATCCAGTATAACAATGAAAACAAATATAATTTAAAACAATGGATGATATGACATTAGAAATAACTACCACTGTAGATCAAGCCCACATTATAAAATATAAAGAAATTGGATATAATTGGGGTACTGTTTGTGCTCCTTTTAATAACTGTCAAGTATTTACAATTGGTTGGGCTGCTGCAGTTTTTCACAAAAGGTACAATGATCAGCATATAAAAATGTTTCTTTCTGAGGCAATTAAACTTGTTAATATGCGCTCACTTTGTGTTATGGATATACACGATTCAAAGGTGCAAGATGTTATCACAGCTCTTTCTCCATTTATTAAGGAAGTTCGTTCTAAGATGCCCTATAAAAGCACAAATAATAGTAACATGTGTATTATATTAGTTGAATTTGATTTAACTAAAATCTGTAAATGATGAATAAAATGTTGATAGGATTAAGTGATATTAAAACAATATCTATTTCAAAATGGTTAAACGCTAGTCCTATTGGTACAGATATAGACTTAATAATACTTCATTCTTATGAAGAATTTAAAAATCATGTTACAATAAACGGATTGCCAAACGGAATAGTTTTTAGTTATGACTATGGCCCTACTAGAGATGATATAGAAGCTGTAAAATTTCTTACAAGATATTGTATGAATTATATCCTTCCATTACCTCCAATTTCTCAAACTAGTACAGACACTGTAAGAAGAGGTATAATTGATAATGTTCTGAATAAATATAATGAATTTTACAAATCTTTAAATATTGTGTCGGTTATAAAAGAAGAACAAATAGTCGATCCTTTTGGAGACGGCACTGATTTAGGATTACCATTTTAATTAATTTTTTAATACAATAGATATGAATAATAATTTTAACAACTTTCCGTATATATATCACACCAAAGGTTCTGCAAGTAATAGAGTACCCAGAGTTACTATTGTTGGAGTTGTAGGTGATAAAACTCTTGATATTGCTGCCTCAAGGTGTAGCAAAAATGATCAATTCTGTAAAAAACAAGGCCGGGATATAGCTATAAATCGTCTTAAAGAAGGACAATTTATTGCGCAAATTCCTATTGAAGAAGTTGGCACAAATCTTACACTACATAATTTTGTAGATTGTGCTAAACTTGCTGCAGATACAGTTTTAAAATCTGGAGTGCATCAAAAACTTGCAATTGTGTTGGTTCCCCAGCCTATGAAAGCAGTGTGTGAAATATTGTAATTAAAACCCTATTATGTTCAACATAAAAGAAATAAATTTAAAAGAGTATAAATACCCCGGTTTTGAGCCAGGGGATATACTACAAGATAATATTACTGGAACCCAATGCAACTGTTTAGATATAAAAAGTGCAGAAGCTTTGGGTTTAAGTAATGAAGAAATTCCAAAAGAATACATATTTATTCTAGTAGATAGAATAAATAAAGACTATGATATCAAATCAAATAGTTGGACTAATCCAGAGTTATATACTTGTGTATCAAAAAGAAATTCTCCAAAAAGACCTAGAGCTTATAGCCCAAATGATTTCATGCCAGATTTAGATCCAGCGGGTCCGATACTTAGAAATGTAAATCAACGAATAGCCCAGAATCTAATTGATTTAGAAGAACTTAATAGACGAGAAAGAGGTTTGCGTGATATAGACGCTGAACGACTTGTTCAACAAGCTGCGGGTATAAGAGTTGAAAATAATGCAGGAATAGGTTTCGATATACACGGAGAAATGGATTTACCAAATTGGTTTAATGCCGAGGATAACCTATAAATCCAATGAGCATCAAAAGAAAACATTTAGGTATAACTTACAAATTAGTAAGTAGTACAGAACCTCGATTAGCTAAAGTGTTATTAGCAATTAGACACGTTGATAACAACTTACCCAAAAAGCCAAGGATTCAAAAAGAATTATCTCAATTAGAGATATTTGAATCTAATCTACAAAAACAAATTAGAGACTATAAATTAAATAAATAGATTAAAATGGGTAGAATAACAGAAACAAAAGAATTGACAATTACTCCTCCAGAAGGATATGTAATTGATGAAAGTAAATCTACATTTACTAATATTGTATTTAAAAAGATTCCTAAAGAAGATAAACTTCCTACTAAATGGGAAGATTTAAAATATATTCATGGATATTATGTTGACTCGTCTGGAGACGTTAAAAAGGTTGAAAATGAACAGTTAATACCCTGTAAAAATTCTGCAACAGTATTTACAACTAGGGAACAAGCCCAAGCATCTATCGCACTAGCACAATTATCTCAGCTTAAAAAGGCTTATAATGGTGATTGGGAACCTGATTGGAATACCTCAGAATATAAATATGCCATAGCTTTTAAAGGAAATGATATCCAAGGATTTACAGCCGCGCGTTTTTCAATATTTTTAGCATTTAAAACTGCAGAATTAAGAGATAAATTCTTAAAGAATTTTAAAGACTTGATTGAACAGGCTAAACCTTTGTTGGGATGAAATTAAAGAGAGTCTTATTAAATAAAAACATGTTTATGTAAGACTCTCTTATTACTTTAATAATAATTAATGAGTAAAAAACTAACTAAAGACAATGTACAAGATGAAGCAGTAGAACTTAGTAAAACAAACAATAGATTATTACTTAAACATGGGACTGGACTTGGTAAGTCATTAAGTTTTATAAGAATACAAGAATACCACAAACCCAAATCCGTATATATAATAGTTGCAGAAAGAAGTCATGTTCAAAATTGGATTAACGAATACAAAAAGCATGGCAAAGAAGAATTATTAAAAACAGTTACATTCTTTTGTTACGCTTCTTTAAAAAAGTATGCTAATACAAGTGTAGACATGATTTGTTTAGATGAAGGACATCATGTATCTTCAGATATACGGTTAGATTATTTATCTTCCATAAGATACAATAATTTAATCCTATTATCCGCAACTATAAAAAACGATCAAATACAAAAGATTGAGGATGTCACAGGTGTTTTTTATAAATATAAAATTCCTTTGGCCGATGCAATAGAAGCTGAAATAATACCAACTCCTACGTTTTATCTTATTCCTTTAGAATTAAATAATGTCATAACAGAACTTATTGAATTCTCACGAGGAAACAAGCAAAAACAAGAAAAAATATATTGTGAATTTAAGGATAGATTCAAGTATATAACTAATAAGAAAGATTATCCTGATTTATACCTGATTATAAGGTGTACTCAAAGTCAAAAAGAACAATACATTACTAGCCAATACTCTTATTATAAAAATAAATATTTTATGACAAGAACTATTATGGCTAAAAATAAATGGTTGCTCACAGGAACCGAGAGAAAAAGATATTTAGCGGATATAAAAACATCTTATGTTCAAAAATTACTTACAAAGTTTCAAAATAAAAGATTTATATGCTTTTGTGGCAGTATAAAACAAGCAAGAATCTTATCAGAAGATAAAAATTTAATATGTTCAGATCATTACGACATTGGTAAAATAGAAATGTTTAATGAAGGGCTTATTAATAATTTGTTTGTTGTAAATATGCTAAAAGAGGGTGAAAATTTAAATAATGTTGAAATTGGGGTAATAGTACAATTAGATGGAGAAACTGGCTCTTTTATTCAAAAAAGTGGTAGAATTATGAGATCAAAAAATCCTATAATATATCTATTTTACTTTAAAGGAACAAGAGATGAAGTTTACTTAGATAATGTACTAAAAGAAATAAGTATAGAACATATTCGTACTATAGACAATGTTGATAATATTAATTTAATATAAACTGATGATTATGGATGATAGAAATAATGATCCTAGTGGTGTTGAGATTAGAACTGATTACATTAAACCGTATGCAATTATAAAATTGGGTACAAAAGTTGCTAAAATTATAGCAGATGGTTACAATTCTGCCTCTGCAGAAGAAAAATTAACAACTTGTGTTAGAATATTAAGTTTAACCGAAGAAGAATTAACAAGTGTAGCTAAAGTTAAGTTTATTGGAGATATTATGACTCGACCAAAAAAGGAAAGAATTAAAATAGCTAATAAATTATATTTTCTTTTAGAACAATCTGCTGAAGAAGTTTAAACATGACCATAACTATAAATGATGTCTTAATACAACAAAAAGAACTTACTGTAGCAGAATTTTTATATCTTCTACCAATGTATCTTAGAATAGACATAAATAGTGTGGATAAAAGATCCCTTTCTGAAAGAGGATTTATTGGAGAACGTCTAAGATTTAACACTGAAACCAATAAAATAGAAAGACAAGGGCATTTTATGATGGATAAAGGCAATGGACTTATAAGAGATATATTATTAGATTCTGATGATGCTGTAGCCCCTGTAGACAGTTTAGAAGGGCTTGCAAAAGCAATGCAAGAATTATTTCCTAAAGGAAAAAAAGATGGCACCAATTATTATTGGAGAGGAAATACACCTGAAATAATAAGGAAGTTACAAATCTTTTTTAAAAGATATGGAGATATACCAAATGAACAAGTTATAGATGCAACAAGGCACTATGTAGAATCTTTTAGAGATTCAAATAGTCCTTATATGCAACTATTAAAATATTTTATCTGGAAAGATAAAATAGACGGCTCACAGGATTCAGCGCTATTAACATACATTGAAAATTACAGTAAAGACGAGATACAACCTATGAATAATGACTGGACTACTAATTTAAAATAATTATGTCTGAGTTATTTGATAGAGTTGTTAATAATTTAATATCAAGAAAAGAAAGAATAGAAAGTGGTCAAATTAATTGTATTCCTTTTGGATTACCTCGATTTGAAAAAGACTTTCCTGGAGTAGAACAAAAAACTTATTACCAAATAACTGCCTCAACAAAAGTTGGTAAGACACAGATTACAGATTTCCTATTTATGTATCAAACATTAATGTATGCATATAGACATAAGGAACAAGTAAGAATTAAAGTGTTTTATTTTAGCCTGGAAATGTCAAAAGAGCAAAAGTATCAACAAATGCTTTGTCACATTCTATTCAGAATGAGTAAAGGTAAAATACGAATAGACCCAAAAGATCTTAGAAGTACTAAAGCGGACAAACCACTTCCACAACAAATTTTAGAGATACTTGGGACAGATGAATATCAAGATTTCTTTGAATTTTTTGAAAAAAATGTTGTTTTTATCGACCAAATTCGCAACCCTTTTGGAATTTACAATTTTGTAAGAGATTATGCTAGCACACATGGCACTCAGCATAAAAAAAGAGTTGATTTTACTGATAATAACACTGGAGAAGTAAAGAAACACGAAATTGATGATTATTATGAACCAGATGATCCTGATGAATATGTAATGGTCATAGTAGATCATATGGCTCTACTAACTCCAGAAAAAGGAATGACTACTCGTGATGCAATGATAGAATTATCAGCAAAGTATTTTATCAAAATGAGAAATAAATTTAAGTATATTCCTGTAGCAGTAATCCAACAAGCAGCAATGCAGGAATCTAATGAGAATAAAAAACTTAATAAATTGAGACCCACTTTAGATGGTTTTGGTGATGCCAAAGTAATATCAAGGGATGGGGACCTCATATTAGGATTATTTGCCCCTTATAGGCACGAAATTCCTGAATATATGGGATATAATATAACCCACTGGAAAGATAACATTAGATTTCTAGAAATAATAGCTGGTAGAGAAGGAGGAGGAGGCACACTATGCCCCTTATTCTTTGATGGTGGTGTTAATTATTTCTTTGAATTACCTTTACCTACCGATACTGTAGAGCTTAGTAAAGCCGAAGTATTAGTAGATAGAGTTAAAAATAATAAAGTATTTATGAAGGCATGTCGCCATAAAAAATAATAAATGGGTAGAATTTTAATTGTATTAGGTCCAACTGGATCTGGTAAAAGCAGAAGTGTCAAAAACTTAAACCCCGATGAGACATTGATTATCAATGTATTAAAAAAGGATTTACCTTTTAGGGGTTCGAGGGCTATGTATTCTGCAGAAAAAAAGAATATTGTCTCAATTTCAGATTGGGATAAAATAGTAAACTTTATAGGTGTTGTAAATAATATGCCTAATGTTAAACAACTCATAATTGACGATTCTCGATTTATCATGGAGAAGGAATTTATGAGAAGAGCTAAAGATGTGGGTTATGGTAAATTCACAGAGTTTGCACAACATTTTCAAGCAATTATAGAAGCTGCTGAAAATTCAAGAGAAGATTTGATAGTAATTCTTATGATGCACGATGATGATGTTTTAAATGATAAAGCAATCGTTGGTAAAAAGGTTAAACTAGTAGGTAAAATGGTTGAAGATCACTACAATCCTATTGAAGTAGTCCCAATTTGTCTATATTGTAAACCTACATTTGAAAAAAATGGAGAAGCTGCATATCAATTCTTTACTCAAAAAGTAATGCTTGATTCTGTAGAAATACCTGCTAAATCACCCGAAGGAATGTTTGATTTAAAGATTCCTAATGATCTCAGCATTGTAATAAATGCTATGAATTCCTATTATGAAGAATAATTTAAAAGAAAAAAAGATGAGTAAAGTTGCGATGATGGCCTGGGGTAGTGGCCAAGATACTACCGTAGAACAAGTTGGATATAAGAAATATATCGGAGTAGGAGTTTGTAATGTAATTGCAATCAATCCTACAAAAACACAAATAGAACAAATTTATGGTTCTGCTCCTGATAAAGACCCCGAATACATCGGTAAAGATCCAGAAGGTAAAGACCAAATTAGAATAGACTGTATCCTTAAAACAGTTCCTGAAAAAAACAATGGAATTGAAGCAATTAGTAAAGTAAGTTTCTTTTTAAAGAAAGCTCTTCGTATCAGTTCAACTGGTAAAATTCAAGTAGTTAACAAATATGGTGAATTTGCATATATTGAAGAGGCCCTTGCTAAAAAGGGTGAACTTCCCGATAATATGCAATGGTATTTAGCGCCTTATCGTCCTGCAATGGATGGTGAAGAAAATCTAACCCACTTTTTAAAAACCTTCTTAGGAATTCAAACTAGAAGTTGGAAAGATGCTAATGGTAAAGAACATCAAGTTGAAGATTTAGCTACAGCAGAAGCTCAATTAGAAGACATTCAAAAATATTTCTCTGGAAATGTTAAAGAATTAGTTGATCTACTTGCTTTACAAAAGGATAATACAATCAAAGTAGTGTTTGGGGTAAAATCAACAGATGATGGCAAAGAGTATCAAGATGTATTTACCCGTAAATTCCTTCGTGGAAATGCTCGTAACAACTCTGCACTTGATTCTGAAATTACTAAATCTCAAGCAGCAGGAGCATACCCTAAAACTGTATTCTCCAGCGCTCCTTTACAGGAATATACTGTAGCGGCTACTGTATTTAGTAATACCCCCACAACTCCTCCAGCACCGGCTAATGTTGAAGATTGGTTTGGCGCAGGTAAATAAGTAATAAATGTTTGCACAAGGGAGAAACGAATCACATGTAGACAAAGTATTAACTATTCCCGAAATAGACATTCTTAATTTCTATTTAGGTATCAATGAAATACCATGTCTTATAAATTCTCCTTTAAGAGTTGATAATAATCCATCATTTGGTATTAACACCACTGATGGAATAAAATTGCACTTTAAAGATTTCTCAACACAAGAAGCTGGAGGTACTTTTGATTTACTCATGAAGTACTTCCAGCTTTCTTTTAATGAGTTATTAGAGAAGATTTATCAAGACATGTCTCCTGGATATACACAGAATGGTTCATTTATAGTCCCACACAGAACAAAGGGAAAAATAAGTTATAATAGTAACACTGAACTCAAATGTAAAACTAGGGACTGGAAAGATTATGATATTGCTTATTGGGAATCCTATGGGATATCGTTACCTTGGTTACAATTTGGTAATGTATATCCTATATCTCATACAATTATTCATAACATTGACACTGATCAGACTTATACATTTGCTGCTGAAAAGTATGCTTATGTGTATGTAGAATTTAAGGATGATGTAGAAAGTTTAAAAACATATCAACCATTTAGTCAAAAACGCAAGTGGGTAAATAAACATGATTCATCTGTGTGGGATTTATGGCAACAATTACCTGAATCTGGAGAAACTCTTATCATTACCTCTTCTAGAAAGGACGCTCTATGCATTTGGGAGAATGCCAGCATTCCTGCTTGTAGTCTTCAGGCAGAATCATATTTGCCTAAAGAACACGTCGTAGAAGAGCTTAAAAACAGGTTTACAAACGTATATATCCTATATGATAATGACTTTGACAAAAAAGAAAACTGGGGTGAACATCTTGGTGCTAAAATGTCAGAAAAATATGGTTTAACCCAATTACATTTACCTATAGAACTTAAAGCAAAAGATGTAAGCGATCTATGTAAAATGTATGGAAGAAATACAGTAAATAAAACAATTAACTTATTAATAACAAATCATGAGTAAAGTAAGTACATTTAAAACTCTGGGTACTAAATATCCAGAATTCAAAAATCTATCAACAAATCATTTTTCTCAACTTAATAGACTACAGGAGATATATCCAATTGTAAGAACATTACGAGAAGATTATCCTGCAGCTAAAACTGAATTTTATAATTATCCAACTATTCCCACAAAGGATTTGGGTAAGAAAATATTTGTATTTATTCAAAATAATTTAACCAATTAAATAATTTTTGGGGAAGATAATCTCTTCCCCTTTTTATAAACCCTTATAGATTTTTAAAAATGGATGAAGAACTCGACATTTACAACGAATTAGCAAATCTAAGACCCTTTAAAGGGTCAGAGGATTGTTTAACTCCAGAAGAGTATTTAAAACTATATTTTGACTTAGGAAGACCTGAAACAAAGTTTAGAAATGGCACAATACAATGTTCCAGAGATTGTAACAGAAGCTTTTTTGATTTATACTATCTTACAAAAGCCAAATTCAATGATGTTACATTAGAGGACGTTGCAAAAATTCTTATTAATTTATGTGAAGATTATGGTAATACGGGCATAAGTGCCTTATTTTGTCCCAATATTGAAAAAGTAGTATTTACTAATTTTTCGGAAAAAGGTTATGAATTAGAAGACTATAGTTTCTTTTATGACCAAGATTCTCTTATGACTAATGACCGGGATACTGAAAAATATGGTGTTGATAATATATCTTTTTTAGATATAATCTCATTATCTGGTAAAAAAAGAAGGGAAATTATTACTATAATATATTAATTATGGAAGAAAAACAATTATATGTAATTCCTAAAGAAATTGAGGATGACTTATCTAGATTAGTTCCTTATAAAGGAAGTGAAGAAATTACTGATCCTATAGAATATATTCTTAATTATATAAACATAGGGGCACCTTCAACATTTTACAATGATGGGGAATTACAATGTAGAAGTGGAAGAAACAGAAGTTTCTTGGACTTGTATTTTCTAACTAAGGCAAAATTTCCTGAAATTACATTGTCAGAATTTGCTAAAATCTTTTTAGAATTGCACGAGGTTCCCTATGGAAACAGGTTTAAGATTATAGTATATGTATGTGGGAATATCCAAAAACCCGTATTATATATGGGATATAGCATTTATGGGGGGGCACTAAGTATTTCTACTGTGGAGCATATGGAGAAGTATTTATTCCGTAGTACATATACAGATATTACAATAGCACAAATCTTTGATTTAGTTGGATTAGATTATTATCATTTTATAAAAGAATAATTATGTATATTGGAGTTTATGGAACCCTTAAAAAGGGTCAACACGCAAATTGGATGTTAGCGAACAGTCCTTTTATTGGAGAATTTAGGACAGACATACCTTTTCAAATGTATAATTTAGGGGCATATCCAGCATTAATCGCAGATGAAGAAAGTCATCCCATTACATTAGAAGTATATGCTGTTACCGATGAAGACATTTTAAATTGTCTTAATACGTATGAAGGATATCCAAGTCTTTATCAAAAAAGTGAAATCATGGTGGATAAGAAAGAATGGACAGAAGCTATAGAAGTAACAATCTATACTATGAAGAATAACCATAAAGATAGATTTATGAGTGTTGTAGAATCTGGTAATTGGAAATAATTTAAAATTAAAAAAATATGTTCGTACAAATTAGAAGTAAAAATGATACTGCTGCTGCCCTTAGAGGTAAAGTAGTTACTAGAAAAAGAACAGTACTGCGTTTGGGTAGTAATACCTCAACTGATCAAATCTTTCCAGAAGGAGTTCGTAGAGGTAAAGAAATCGTTGAAATCAATACAGTTGAAGCGTGTCATAATAGTGGTAACAAAATTACCATGAAACAAATGTTTGATGCTGCTGGAATAATTACTGCAGAATGGAAACCTTTGAATGAAGTCTTTGAAGAAAATAATGTCATAGATTGGGATCATTTCCCAGCCATCATTAAACACAAAAATTCCAGTAAAGGAAATGGTATTTTCTATATTGAAGACGGTGATCAATTAAGAACTTTTCAAAATGAACACAACAATCTTTCTAATTACATTATTGAGAAATTTTACAATTATGTAAAAGAATATCGACTCCATGTCACAAAAGATGGTTGTTTCTATACATGTCGTAAAATGCTTAGAGATGATGCACAAGAAAGATGGCATCGTCACGACAGTAATTCTGTATGGATTCTTGAAGAGAATGAATTATTTGATAAACCATCAAATTGGGATGCAATTGTTGCTGAGTGTGTAAAAGCTATGCAATCAGTTGGTCTTGATATCTCCGCAATTGACATTAAGGTGAATAAACAACGTGAACCTAAATTTATTATTTTGGAGACAAATTCTGGGCCTGCCTTGGCAACTATTACTACAGAAAAATATATCAATAAATTACAAGAAATCGTAGATGAATTTTGATCAGACTAGAAATTTTTATACTGTATACAAATATAAATTCTTAGATTCAACGGAATGGACTGTTCCTTTACAAACTAATTGTTTTGGTACATTTTTTTCAGATACTAAAGTAAAAAATGCTATAGAAACAGAATCTTCAAAAAGTATAGAATTTAATATATTTGTTAACACTGACCCTAAAAGTAATACCGCTCTTTGTAATTTATGTTTATTAAACAAAGAAGAAGTTATTAGTTTCCTTGACGAGATTAAACAATGGATAAACTTTTCTTATACATTAGAATACGAAGAAAAATGTTTTTACATTAATTTAATCACTAGTACTAATCTTCTAGGTAATAAATTACTATTAACTTTAGTAAGATTCTTATGGGAAGGTCCTTTTAATATTTGTTTAAAAGAGGCAATAGAGTTAAAAAAAAGAAATTATTTCCCAAAGTTGACTCTTTTGTATACACATCTTTTAGTGCAAACATCTTTATATAGGGATTGCGCTCAGCCACACGGATTAATTTCTCATCCAACTAAGCCTATTCCAATTTATACAAAGTTAAAGTTAAAAAATAAACTTAAAATCCCAGCAAACGATCGTAACCCAGTGAATAATTTCTTTAATAATCCTGGAGGAGATTTTACTTTTTATGCAGGAGGATCTTTGTATAAAACAAATACCCCCAACAATTTATTTTTAAAAGATGGGAAGTTGGCAATGGAAGATGCAGACATTAGTAGTCGTGTAGAAAATTATCATAATATTAATTATAAAACATTATTTGGTGAACAAAAATAAATTAAAAGTATATGTTGTTGGACCTTCTACAGGATATGCAAGATTCATTCAGGATTATGTACTAGTTAATAATATGGCTTCTGCAGATATTATACTATTTACAGGAGGAGCAGATGTGAATCCAAAACTGTATGGGGAAGAAGCTCATCCTACAACATATTTTAATATGGAACGGGATTTATTTGAAATACAAGAGTATAAGAAATCTCTAGAAGTGCCTAATGTTTTAAGAGTCGGAATCTGCCGCGGAAATCAGCTCTTGGGTATGTTAAATGGTTGTAAACTAGTACAAGATGTAACCCATCACGCAATTGGTAAAACCCATAAGGTTATTGTCTATGGAGAAGAGCCGACTATTTTTGATACTACTTCTTTACACCATCAAATGGTGTATCCCTATAACATAAACAAAGATGAGTATGATATTTTAGCGGGTTCTTATCCTAAACTATCTGCTCATTATTATGGGGGAGGAATATCCTGGAAAGACTATTACAAAGAAGTAGAAGTAATCTATTTTCCAAAAACAAATTCTCTTGGAATACAAGGGCATCCGGAAATGATGGACAATTATAGTCCATTCGTTAAATATCTTAATTCAATAATTTTATCTAAATTAAATAAAAATGGTTAATGTTAATTATATAGATCATGTTACAATTGGATCTGATCCAGAATTATTTATTTTTAATAATAAAACAAAAACAGTTGTATCCTCTATTGGATTAATTCCTGGACATAAAAAAGATGCATTTGTTCCAGAAGGATTTCCAGAAGGTTTTGGTTTACAAACAGATAACATCCTTGGGGAATTTAATATTCCTCCAGTTGTTGTTAATTCTAATCGCCCTGTTGTAGCATTAGAATTTCTTCAGCACATAAACCGAATGAAGGATTATATCAGGGATTTTGTTAAAATCGTAAATCCAGATTATGACATAAAGTGTAGTGCTTCTGAAATGGTGCCAAATGATCAACTTTGTAGTGATGAAGCCACTCAGTTCGGATGCGATCCAGATTATAATGTATACACCTTGGGCCAAAATATGGCACCAGAAGGAACTAAAACAAATCTCCGGAGTACAGGCTGCCACATTCATTGTGGATATAAAAACCCAACGCTACAAACGTCTTTAAGTCTTATAAAAGTATTAGATTTATATCTGGGAGTTCCTTCAGTATTAATTGATGCTGATACTAGAAGACGTTCCCTATATGGCAAAGCTGGTTGTTTTAGATTAACAGATTATGGATTAGAATATAGGGTTCTTTCTGGTTATTTCATAAAAACAGATGAACTTATTAATTGGATGTTTAATCAAACATTACAAGCAATTAATTATTTTAATACTTGTCTGGAACAGGCTTCTTCAGAAGGAAATTTAGAAAACTTTAATATTGATTCATATTTACCTTCACAAGGATCAATATTAAATAGTATTAACAATGGTAACAAAATATCAGCAAAAAGATTAATTACAAAGTATGGTATTGAATTAGTATAACTACTATTTTATTTACAGATAGTCTTTTTCTTTGAATTATTAATTAAAAAATAAAAAAGTAAATGTTAAATATAATTCTTATATCTTTATTAATACACTATATAATTCTATTAATAAAAAAACCTAATTTAAATGTTCTAAATTGTGGAATATTTGGATACGTAGGCATAGAAAGACACCTAGATAAGAAAAGTTTTCTTACTCTAGGTTGTGTAAACGATTCTCGTGGGGGCGACTCTACAGGAATTTTTATTGATAGGCAATTTGAATATGGAGTAGGCCCTAAAAAATACTTTTCTGACTTTTTTCCAGACAGTGAGTTACTTAAAAATACAACCACTGCCAAAATTGCATTAGGGCATTGCAGAAAAGCTTCTGTAGGAGCCATTAATGCAGACACTGCTCAACCCGTGGTAATAAAAAACAGAGATACTGGGAAACCAGAATTTGTATTACTACATAATGGTACATTATTAAACCATAAAGAATTAGCTAAAAAATATTTATCTAATACACCAGATACATATACAGATAGTCAAATTATGGCTTATATTATTTACTATAATGGATTCGATGTTTTAGCAGAATATGAGGGAGCCGGGGTATTTGTAATTGCTGACTATAGAAAAACCCCAAATTCTCCAGACATTTATATGTTTAAGGGAGAATCTTTACAGTATTCTTACTCTAAGGATATAAGTGAAGAACGACCTATTTATATTTCTATAGAAGATAGAGGTATATGGTTTTCATCAATTCAAGATTTTTTAGAAACCACTCGTTATGGGGATGGATTGATACGCACATTAAAAGGTAATCGCCTTTATCATATTAAAAATGGAGAAATAAAATCTCATACTGCATATGATAGAAGTACAAGACATCAATCTGCAATAATTCAAACTTATAATACATATGCTCGTCGAGAATTTGAAGATTATGATGAATATTTACCTGCTGCAAAAGCTATAACTGGCCAAAATAATAGAGGAGCTACTTTTGTTTGCACAGATTATGTTACTCCAACTATTCGTCCAGCAACAAAATTAATTTTTGTAGATGGAAAATATGTAATGGACAACATAAATGCTCATGGTAAGTATAAATTAAGCGCTTACGGATATCAAACAACCTTTGAATCTGAAACTAATTTGGACTTTTGGTTTTTTGGAGGAGTATTATTGTATAATGAAAAGTGCTATAAAATTCTCACTGAAATTTTTAACTTGTTCGGGTTAGAAGATGTACAGGATTTTATAGATGGATTCCCAGAGGTTGTATACCCCTATAGTCCTTTAGTATGTTGGGATATTACGGATAAAAAATATGTAAAGTATGATTCTACAAAATCTGTTTTCTTTACTGGCACTATGGGAATAATATTAGATGGAGATGATTGTGAATATACATTTGTTGATGGTAAGTTAATAACAAAAACAACTTATCCATATTCTGCAGATAAATTACAAATATCTCGATTTAAAAAAGCAGCAGAAAAATTTAAAGATATTAAAGTTGCAGCAGAAGTAAAAGATATCTGTGATTGGTTGGGTTATTTTACCGAAGTTAATAAAGAAGAAAATTAAATATATGGTTGATAATAAAAAACAAACTGTTTTTGATTACGAAAATCAAGAAGAAATTTCTATGGATTCTGCATATGTAAGGCGCTTAATTCAAGGAATTGTAGAAATACAGGGAAGAATTCCAAAAATGGGGTATTTCACTCCAAATAGAGCAAAAAACATTGTTGTAGAAGTTAAGGGAGGCACATATGTAGCTCTTTCCAAAGATATATTTATTGATAAATTCTTAGTATATAACAATAATACTGGAAAATATGGATATCATATAGGAAAAGATGATTTAAATTACATTAAAACTTTTTCTTTACACAAAGGCTCCGGTGATTTTCCTTACAGTTCTATAACAAGAGATTACAATGCTCAAAGAAATTTAGAGAAATTTGCTAGTACAGCAAAAGCGTGTCATGTAAATCCTTCTAAATACAAATCCTTAGTCCCTTATACATTTGGATTAGAATATGAAACTTCTGCCGGGTATGTACCAGAAGAACTGTGCTATTCAAAAGGATTAATACCTCTAAGAGATGGTTCAATCACAGGAGTTGAATATGCTTCTATAGTAATGAATTCACAAACTGGGTTTGAACTATTAAGGGAACAATTGGATGTATTAAAAACTTATACAGAGTATGACAAGGAGTGTTCATTGCATATTCATTTTGGTGGATATCCTGTAGATGAAAAAGCAATCACCGTTTTATATTTTATTTTTGAAAGGCTGCAATATGCATTACATCATAATGAAATTGTGCCGCATTACACATTCAGTACTTGCAAATATAAAAGCAGTGGTAAAGATTATTGTAAAATGCTTCCAGGACGAGATACTTTTAACTCAATTTATGAGTTTTTAAGTGGTGGGGGAACTCCATTTTTAGGAAGTTTTACAATACCTCATCCGGGAGATCAACGACATGATACTAAATGGAATATCCATTCGCGGTATTATGCTATGAACCTTATCAATATGTGTTTTTATCAGACTCCTAAAACAGTAGAAATGCGGTTTTTAAGACCGTCTTATAATTACAACAAAATTGTAAATTGGATCTTTATATTTAGTAGTATATTGCAATTTGCTAATAAATATGCTATAGAATCTACAAAAGGTTTAAAATATAATACAATTTACAACAAAATTTGTAATTTATTTGATGGGAGCATTAGTGATTTTGAAAGAATTTTTACAGAAGTATATCCTTCAGAAATTGTTTCAGAATTAATGAATTTCTTAACAACACTTTCTGCAATTAATCACAAACAGATACAATTAGGAGATTATATTGGCAAATTAGACAAATTTGATGATAGTCTAATTACAACTAATGCATTAGAAGTTTGATGAGTTTACCATTTTTTAAAGGTTGGAAACACCTTATAAATTCATCAACAGTAAAAGACATTATTTCTATTCTGGATGTGGCTTACCAAGGCGGTAAAGTCACTCCAGAAAAGAAAGATGTTTTTAAATGTTTTATGAAATGCCCATATGATAAACTTAAAGTAGTAATTATTGGTTTAGATCCATACCCTCAAAAAGGAATAGCTACAGGATTAGCATTTGCTAATAAACCAAATACCACAACATTAAGTCCTTCATTAAGTGTTATTAAAGAGGCTCTATTTAACCCACATGATCTAATTATATGGCCTGAGGGTAAAAATACAACTGATTTAAAAAATAATTTTGATATAAGTTTAGAATATTGGGCAGAACAAGGAGTTTTATTACTAAATTCTGCTTTAACAACAATGTTAAACAATCCAGAGGCACATATAGATTTATGGAGACCTTTTATATCAAAATTATTAATAAGTTTATCAGATAGAAATCCTGGAATTGTTTATATATTGTTTGGACGAGTTGCAAAAAATCTATCAGTCTATATTAATCACAATACTAATTGCGTCCTTATGGAAAATCATCCTGCCGCTTTTGCTCGATATGAACAAGAAATGGGAGATGATGTATTTATTGAGGCAAATAAGTATTTAAAAAGTCAGTATAATGAAACAATTGATTGGTGTGGATACAGAAGACTTGGATGATCAATTAGAAAATAAAAAAGTTAAGAATACCAAAAGAGTCCTATATGATGGGATTTATTTTAGAAGTAAACTAGAAGTAAATTGTTATAAACGACTTATTATAGCGGGCTTTACTCCTTTATATGAGCCACACAAATTTAGACTTATTGATAAGTTAATTCTTGATAGGGTGCAATACTTTTGCCCCTATAAAGAAAAAAAACTAAAAAAGTATGGCCCATATCCAAGGATTATTCAAGGAATAACTTATACTCCAGATTTTTATATCTTCTACAAGAACATTCATATTTATTTTGATACTAAAGGACATCCAAATGATGTCTATCCTCTAAAGAAAAAGATGTTTTTAAGAAAACTAAGTGAACTTTCACAGGGAACGGGTGAACAGTATATCTTTTTTGAACCGCACAACATTGGGCAAATACAACAAAGTATTAATGTAATATTATCATTATGAGTTTATTAAAAAAAATTATAAGTTTAACTAATAGTATTCCTAAAAAAGATGTTACTATTTTTGAAAAATGTATTACAGAAAGAAGATTTGATGATGCATTAGACCTTATTACTTCTATAATTATATTAATTAATAGAGCAGAAGAAAAATCTTATTATTTTGAAATAGACGTAGAACCCCTATTCTTACTACAGACATATTTAATTTTCTATATAGATCAACTTAATATTTATGAAACAAATGAATCTAACATAATTAAAAATGATTAAAAAGAGTATTAAGGAATTGGCATGGGATGTTCCAGAAGATGTTTATAGGGCTTCCCCAGCTTTTTCTTATTCAACATTAGCAACTTTTGAAAGAGAAGGTGCTAAATGTATTCCCCATCTACATGATAAAAAGAATTCGGAACCATTACGTTTTGGTTCTTTAGTAGATACACTATTAACTGCTCCTGAAGAAATGGATGATAAGTTCTTCATTGTTAAAATAAGTAAACCATCTGAAGCAATTGCTTCAATTGCAAATTTAATTTGGGAGCAAAGTGATAAATCCATTAAAGTTTTAACACAGTTTCCAGGAGAAATAATTTTAAAAGCAGCAAATGAAGTTGGTTATGGTATGTTTTGGAAAGACACTACCCGGTTAGATAAAATTATAGGAGAAGGTTCCACTTATTTTAAACAACTGGCCTTAGCAGGAAATAAGATGATTATTTCAGATGCAGATTATGCATTGGGTCAATCAAATGTTGAAACACTCAAATTAAATAAATTTACAAAAGATTTATTTTATGATAATCCATTTGAAACAGACATTGAAGCTCACTATCAATTGAAATTTAAAACTTCGTTTGATAATTTAGAGGTTAGATGCATGATGGATCGCGTAATTTGTGATCATAACAAGAAAATCATTTATCCAATTGATTTAAAAACTACAGGCAAGCCAGAAGAAGTATTCTATGAATCCTTTATAACGTGGTCTTATTGGATACAAAGCAACATGTACTCCCAAATTCTGGAAAAAGTAATTTCTGAAGATGAATATTTCAAAGATTTTACAATTTATCCTTTTGAATTTGTATGTATTAACCGTTATAATAAATCTCCTCTCATTTGGGTAGACAATAATAACCTTACTACAGGAGATAGATTAGATAAGAATAATATACGCCATAAGTATTGGAAAACCCTCGCAAAGGAGCTTAAATGGCATTTAGATAGTGGTATTTTTAACTATTCCTATGACTCTATTATGAGCAATGGAATAAGAGTACTGAACAGTATAAAAGTTATAGATGAGTAAAAATTGTTTTAAATATAAATATTATACTAATAATTAAAATATGATAGGAAGCGTAATAACTACAATCCTCGTTCTCAGTGTGTTGTATATGTTTGGAAAGATGTTTGTAAAACATCTCAAAGCAGTAATGAAAGAAGAATTTCAATATTACTTTGGATTTATAAAAAAGAATACAACTACTTATCAATATACAGTTTCTTTTAAAGAAGTGTATGAAAAAGATGGCTTAAATTTACCTGTATTAAAGGTAAAAATAGGAAATAAAAAGTGTAATTTACTATTAGATAGTGGTGCAAATGTTAATATTTTAAACAAATCTGTTTTTGATGCAGTTAATGTAGAGAATAAATTAGTATTAGAAAATGAAGAAGACCCTATAATTTTTGGAGGAGGCTCCTCAAAATCAGATGGTATTGCACAAATACCATTTTCTTATAAAACTATTAAATTCAATGAAACATTTGATGTTATGGATTTAAGTGAATGTTTTGATAAGGTCTCTCCAAATAATATTACAATAGACGGAGTTTTAGGAAATAAATTCTTTAAAGATAACCAATGGTCTTTGGACTTTGATAAAATGATTGTATGGGTGAAATAATTAAGTTAAAATCTAGAAACAATGAAACAAGTTTAATACAATTACATCCTTTAAATACAGATAAGGAAAGTAAAACATATAAACTTGTAACTAATGCTGAATACATGAGATGTGGTTACACAGACAATGGTCTAATGTTTATAGATCCTCCTGGTGGGCCCTTTCTACAAGTAGGTGAAAGTATAAACAATAGAGTTATTAAAAGTATAGACCATTCTTATGAAGTAGGATATCTTATAACTTTTGAATGAAAAAATATCTAGTAACAAATCAATTTAAGTTATTTGAGTCTGAGGCATATACCTGTATTTCTGCAGAAGAATCTTTGCAATTATTAGATAAATTAAAAATAATTGGAGTAGATACAGAAACAGATGGATTTGACGTTTTTACTAAAGCGTTAAAGTCTGTCCAATTGGGTTGTTTTGATTTTCAAATAATGATAGATTGTAGTACAGTTGATATACTGGCCTATAAAGAATTTTTAGAAAGAAAAGATAAACTATTTTTATTTTGGAATGCTAAATTTGATCTAAAATTCCTGTATAAGAAAGGAATAGTCCCAAAAAAAATCTATGATGGTTATCTTGCGGAAAGATTATTATGGCAAGGGTATAAACCAGGAAGTCATTCTATGAGTCTAGCTTCCGCTTCTGAAAATTATTTAGGAATACATATGGATAAATCCGTTAGGGGTGAAATTATCTACAGGGACATTAATGAAAGCATTGTAGTTTACGGTTGTACGGATGTAAAATACTTAGAGAAAATAAAAGAATTACAAGAGATAGAATTGATTAAACAAAATCTATTAACGGCCCTTACAATAGAAAATGAATTTGTTAAAGTTTTGTCGTATATTGAATACAGTGGCATTAAATTGGATCCCATTAAATGGAGGGCCAAAATGGACAAAGATCAGTATAACCTGGAAGAAGCCATTGTAAACATTAATAATTGGATTATAAACGCAAGTAAACAAGATCCTTTTTTACATAAATATGTTAAAATAGACAAACAAGGGGATTTATGGTCTGGATTTAACGATACGCCAGTGTGTATAATTAATTGGAATTCGTCCAAGCAATTAATACCTTTATTTGAGCATCTTGGATTTGATTTATCCACAAAAGATAAAAAAACAGGATTAATTAAAAAATCAGTAGAAGCTAAAATCATAGACATACAAAAAGATAAATCTACAATTACTATCCCCTATTTGGAATATACTAGTAGGGCTAAAGTGGTTAGCACTTATGGGCAAACTTTTATTAATCAGATTAATCCAATAACTCATAGAATTCACACTCAATTTAATCAACTAATGGACACTGGTCGATTAAGTTGTGGGGGAAAAAATAAAAATACCAGGGAAGAATATGTGAATATTCAAAATTTACCCTCAGATGAGGAAACTAGACATAGTTTTGTTGCCCAAGAAGGCTATAGCCTCATAGACTGCGATTATACTGCCCAAGAGGATTTTGTTTTTACAGAATTATCCCAAGAGCCTAAATTAATTGAGTTCTACAACGATATTAAAAGAAAAAGAGATGGGCATAGTTTTGTAGCTAAAATTTGTTTTCCTGCGGAATTGGCTGATTTAGAAGAAGAGGAAGTTAAAGAGAAAAGACCCGATTTAAGGGCTTTGGCTAAAAAAGCTAAATTTAGTATTCATTATGGGGGTAACGGTTCCACAATTGCCAAAAACTTATCTCTACCAGAAGAACAGGGTTACGGTATTGAAAAAGCCTATCTTAGTGGATTTAGCAATATTAATAACTACTTCAAACAGGTTAAAAAAGATATGTGGGATAAAGGATATATTTTAATATCTTCTTTAACTGGCCATAAAATGTTTATACCCAATTGGGAAGAATTAAAAGAAGAAGAGGCTTGTTTTAATAATGAATTTTGGGAACAATATAAGTTAATTAAAAGAGTTTGGGTTGAGAGTGGTGCCGACATAGAAAATAAACCAAAGATGATGCAAAGAATAAGTCAATTCTTTAAGTCTAAAAGTGGATACGAAAGAAATTCATTAAATGCCCCAGTACAAGGAACAAGCGCCATTATTACAAAAATAGCGGGAATTAAATACTTCAATCATCTTGTAGATAATAATTTGTTATTTAAGGTGTGGATTCCAAATTGTGTACACGATGAATACTTAGTAGAAACTCCAGATGAACTAATCAAACAAGAATCTAAGGCTCTGCAAATAGCAATGAATAGTGCTGGGGACATATTCTGTAAATCTGTTAAATTAAGGGCTGTACCAGAAGTTGCAAAATGTTGGGTACATTAAGATTGGCAATCAAATTTATTTTAAAATTAAAATATGGAAGAAATAATAAAAGAATTAAATAATTTAAAAATTCTTCAAAAAAGTGGAGAGTGGGTAGAAGATTTACCAGAAGAATTATACGAAAAATATTTTAAACGTAATTGCATTGATGAAGAAATAGACATTGAGAAACACCGATGGTATGAAACATCTATTTCAGTTTATGATACTTCTAAAGGTTTAATAGGAGTAAGACACGCTTCTCAACTCTACTCAGAATCATCAATGTGGGAAGATTTAGGATATACTATCAAATTTTTTGAAATGGAGTCATTTGAAATAATCACTTTTAGGAAAAAATATGAGTGAAGAAAAATCTATAAGATACAACGAGGGCAAACCAAAGTGGAGTCTAGTTCATTACGACTCCCTTATACCAATGATAAGAGTTCTTGAATTTGGAGCTAAAAAATATGCTCCATTCAATTGGCAAAAAGGATTAGATTTAAAAGAAATTCTTGAATCTATGCAACGCCATCTAGCAAAACTTATGGATAATGAGGAAATAGATACAGAATCTGGAATATCTCATATGGGTCATATCCAAGCAAATGCAATGTTTTATAATTATCATAAAAATAAAGAAAACATCTTAAAAGATCTATAATATGGTGGTAAAACAAGAACACTCCTTATGCATACAAATAAGTGATGAAAAAGAATATTATATATTTTATGCTATAATTGAAAAAATTCTTGCAAAAAATAAGGAAATAGGATTTAATAGATATAAATTAACCGCAGAAGAATCTGCCTTTTTAGAAGAACTTTATGAAAACATTAAAAAATGAAATTACTATCACCTTCTTTTAATATAATAGAGCAAGAAAATAATTATAATCTCTACAAACATATTGCACACTGTTATTCAAGTGTGTATAAACAACCAACTCCTTCAACAGCAGAAGGTTGTGAAAAACTTGTAGAATTATGTGAAGACAGTAAAAATTATAAAATTCTTGCACATGGAGCAGTGTATCTTGTTTTACCTCTAATGAATCACTATGTAGATAAATACAAAGATGGGATAAAGTGCCATTGTTATGAAAGTATTGGGGACAGTAAGTTATATGTTACAACAACCTATGACCAGATAATAATAAATAATTATTACACTGACTTAGCATATCTTTCAAGATATACACCTCTACATGAGAAATTTGTAACAATAAAATTTGTTGTTGATAAAATAAGTGCGACTCGTTTGTGCAATGCTGGTGAAAAATTTAATATAACCTCCAGTTCCCTATTTTCATTTGCTGAAAAAAAAGATGTTTCTTTTATAATCCCATCATGGGCTTCTATCGAAGAAGGTTCATATACACCAATTATTATTAATGGAGTTAAGAAGTATAAAAACCCCCTAAATGAGACTAATTATAGTTGGTGTAAAAATGATAGCACTGAGAAATTAACTGAGGAACAAGAGAATTCTATTAAACAGCAAAATACTTCTTATGGTTTTTTAAACAGACGGTCTGAAATAGAAGAAAAAATAAAAGACATGTCTAACAATAAAGATTTTAAATTAGCAAACTATAAGAACTTCTTAGGTCATTTTGGAGTATATGAATTAGTTATGACCGCAACTCTAGCAGATTGGAAAAAATTTACAAATACAAAAATACTAACTATCGGAGGGACAACGCTAAATCAACTCTTCTTATTAATTCAATCACAATTATGAATGTAAAATTTTGTGAAAATAATAAACAAATTAAGCAAAGAAATTTAAAATTATTGCCAATGAGAGGAGATTTAATATCTTTTGATAAAAAAGATTATTATGTTGTTGATTCTATTGAACATCATTATGAATTAAATTGCATAATTATAAGACTTACAAAAATATGAAAGTAATAACTATAGGAGATGTGCATGGGGAAAGTGTTATTTGGAAAATAGCAGATTTAAAAAAACTCCAAGAATCTCCTAAAGAAATCCCTCAATACGATGCATATATTTTTTTAGGAGATTATGTAGATACATATAATCCTCTTTTAAAAGCTCCTAAAATTATTAGTAATTTTAAGAAAATAATTCAATTAAAACAGAATTATCCCGATAATGTAATTTTACTTCTAGGAAATCATGATTTGGCCTATTTATTAGGACATTTCTTATTTCCTTGTAGTGGGCATGATCGTAACTATGACAAAGAAATTCAAAAGTTATTTTTAGATAATATTGAATTGTTTTGTCCTCTATATTCACTTAATAATTACGTATTTACCCATGCAGGGATATCTCAAAAATGGTTAGATAGATTTAATTTTACACATGGTATTAAAACCTCTTCTATTCCAGTAAAAACTATAAATAATAGTTTCTATAAAGCTATAGCAGACAAAAATCATATGGATGTAAGTGATCCAATATTTGATTGTGGGATGATTAGAGGGGGAGGAAACATAGTCGGAGGCATATTTTGGGCAGATTTTAGAGAAACTTTTAAAGACATTGTCCCAGGGTATAAACAAATTGTTGGGCATACCCCAGTTAAAAAAATCGTGACACTAGATAACAAAAAGGAGGAAGACTCTTTTGGTAGTATTACCTATATAAATACCATCCCAACAGATGGACCACTTGAATCTATGTATTTAGAATTAGATATTTAATTACTGTTTTCATTAAAGGGTTTTACAGTAATAACAAAAAGAAGGGTAATTTAATTATTACTCTTCTTTTTAAATTAATTTTAATTAACCAAAAAATATAAAAACAAGATGAAAAATCAGACTTGCGAATATAAATATAAAATAGGATGTACAGCATATTGTGAAATAAGACACAATAATTGCACTCCATGCACAGAGGTCGTAAGCAGGTGCAATGAAGCTAAACTTATCGACAGTAGAAAAACACCTAAAATGTATTATTCATTTAAAGATAGGTCACTTAAAGAATCTATAAAGCCATGACCGAACATAAAATTGGCGAAGTGTTTCTGGATACAGAGAAATTTCATGAGCCTAAAAAGGTAAAACGTATTCAAGGGAGTAACCTAAAGTCAAACTGCAGGCTATGCGTATACTATGGTAAATCCGCAAAAATTTGCGCTAATGTTTTTTGCGAAGGAGTGTTTTATATTGAAACAGACGAACCATTAACAACTGAATAATGAAAACACTTGAAAAAAATACTTTGAAACTGCTGAAGGTTAACAGAAGCGATTACAACAAGGCATATATTGACATTGAAAGCATTTTACTTGATGTCTATAATCAAGGGCGAATGGTTGGTAAAAAAGAGGGAAAGAAGTTACTGAAAATCTTAATTAAACAGTTATGATACAGCAAGAAAAAGAACGGAAGGATATAATCAGAGCCGTAACAGAACTTTATAATGGCGTTGATAAGATTGATTTATCAGCATTGGTAGAATGTGTTTTACAAAGACAGAGTGAACTCCACAAACTTAGTGAAGAAAGTAAAGCAAAGATTACGGAACTTTTATGGGCGTTTTCCTGTGACGCATCCTCTGATCCAAAAGAAATCACAGAGGAAATCATACGCATTGCGTCAATGGGTTATCCATCCGAAAATATCCAGGTTGAACCTCTGACATTTAGGGATCAGGATGCGCCAATGAAAAAATTAGTTGTACCGAGTACGGGAACTGGGAAAATGGGTATTACACACCCTAAAGTTATAGTAGAAGTTAGTGCCCCACCATCCGACCTTATTGGACAGGCAGATAAAGAGTTGATTGAGAAAATAGAAACAATACTTGATCATAATTCAATTGAGGTAACAAAAGGAAATTACGCAACGGGAGAATTTGCCGTTGATAGCTCCGATTTTATTACTGTCGCTACTGAAATTGCCCAATTTCTACCATCTATGGTGAGCAAAGAACAGATGCTTGAATTTTCTATTTTTTGCCAAGATTATGAATTTATTAATGGTGAGTGGTACTATAAATATGGGCATGGATCACATTTTACAAATGATCAATTTTATAAACAATTTGAAAAAATTAACATTAAAAAAGGGAAAGTCTAAATGACTCTCCCTTTTCTTTTTTTTACCACTCGTTTGTTTTATTAATTCACTTTCAAGAACACCAATGCTTGATCTGGATTAAACACCTTATACAAGGTTCTATTCATTGGAACTGTTTCTAACCAGAATTTCTCACCTTTATACATTCCTTTATATCTGCCACTCTAAATTTTATCCCCATAGTTAAAGATATTAAACACTTCTAAGACTCTCTGTACATAATCACTTGCCGCAGCAGGAGATTTAACAATAGTCATTAACTACTTAGGTAATAACCAAGTAGGAGTCATAGCGCCAATTTCAGTCTATAAACGCCTCAATTCATACTCAGCAAAGTGACTAAACCATGTATCTTCATCTGGCCATTCAACTAATCCAAGAGATAGGGTCAACAATGCAAATGTACCAAGTTCAGTAAAAGCTCGTTTAATATTACTCTTTTCTAATTTAGATAATTTGCCCCATTCCTCGCTTACAAGTGCAAACTAGAAACCTTTTAAATCTTTAGCAAATGATGCCATAAAATTATAAAATGATCTATAATATCCTTCTGTCCAATCTCCTGCCTAATAGTTATATTGGGCTTTACCAGCCCTTCTATTCCAAGCCGCTGGCATCCACTTTCTAAACATATAAACTAGTCGCATGATAGCATACTTCTAGCTCATATTCATGTCTTGCTTATTGTAGATTCCCTATAGTGATTGATTTACATATTTAATTCTATTATAAATTTCGTCTCTATCTTTATTAGTGAATTCACTTCCGTCTAATTTGGTGTAACCCTTTTTAACAACTAATTTACCACCAAATTTTAAATCAGTTCCTTTAAATGGAACTACTTCCATTGCATCAATTAAATCTACTTCTTTTCCAGAAGAATCTTTCATTTTAATCTTACTCAACATTGCTAATCCAGATACACTAGACATCTAATGTTCACCAGCACGAGTAAGGAAGAAAAGAGTGCTTGTATTCATAAATCTTGCTAAACCCTTCTGATCCATCTATAATTCGTTGGCCCTACTTTCTGCATCCTGTGCAATATTGAAGTATTCTATTATAAGTGACAATTTATCTGTTTTAATTCTATTTCCAATATTTCCTAATAGACCCGGTAACATCTATGTATATGTCTTATTTGCTTTAGCTAAATCCTTTATGTTGTAGTATTGACCAGAAACCGCTTCAATCATCATCATTACATTACCTGTAGCCATATTGGAAGTACCAGCTAATGCATTCAATGCTAAATTATTAAGCGAGGTCATTCTATTTACAAAATCTGCAGTTTTACCTTTATCTATTTTACTATTTCCAAATGTACCCTCATCTTCTTTGAATCTACCATAAATCTACATATCCATATAGTCATTGAACTTAGCAAGTGTATTAGAAGCACTCGACTACTTAGTCATTTTATTACTAAATTCTCTACCATATCCTTGAATAGTCTACATAACAGGTTTACCGTTTTCAGTTATGTCTACAACTCGCCTTTTCATTACATCTCTGGTTAATTCTAAAAGATGTATTGCTGAACTCATTTCATTAAATTCTACAGCCATACTTGCATATGCGGCTAATGAGGAAGTAGCATCTGTAGACAAGTCGTTCATATTATCTAGTTTACTTACAAAATAGATTGGTAAAGTCATTACTTTATTACCTTCAAAATCTATAAGATTTGATTTATCCATTAACTATTCACCGCCAAATTCAATATCTTTTTCTCTCCTATAAAGTAAATCTTTGGCGCTTTCTGTAACTGTATTAAACGCCCCTTTTACAGATTTAGAACCTTTAATTCGTTCAATTAAATCTCTACGAATCTATACAGCATTGTAATTGTTTCCAGACCCTTGTGGTAAGAATGAATCCAATTCTTTTTTAATGCGCATAAAATTATCATAATATTCTTTCTATGCAGCATTTAGTTTATTATATTTATCTGAAGCATATATACTTCTGTCGGGTAGACTATTTTCATCAACCGTTTCTGTATTAGCCTAATACCAATCATATAAATCTTTCTATCTAGCTTCCCACTATTCTTGAGTAGGATGTAATCCATATTTAACATCAAGTCTTTTTCTCTCCGCATCTTTGGCCATTTCAAAGGCAGTATAATCTAATTCAGCAATGTATTTGCCAGTCAAATTACCATCCTTATCTCTATCATGCATAAAATCTGTGTTTTTGAATCCTTTAGATTCTAACACTGCTTGCATTGATTGTAATTCTTTAATGTAATCTAATGTCCTTCTAATAGAATTCTATTTAAATGAATCAACACTGTGATTAAACAGCCTTAACATCTAATCAGATGAATCGGCCATAGAGTCCATCCATCTGTCAAAGAAACCAATATCCTATGAGGAGTGGTCTAACAGTTCTTCTAAAGTAATAGTTTGTCCTTTTAACTTACCCATCTTCATTACTAAAGAGTCCCCTACAAAGGGTCTAAAAAAGTCTAATGCTAATGCATAACTAATATCCTTATACTATACATCTAATGCTATACATAAGTCTGACAATTCTGATAAATTCCTCTTTAATTCATCTGGAAACTATTTAGTATCTTCCAAAGTATCTCTAGCAGCCTCATCTCTTAACTCTTTTACACTTTGACCATAAGATGCTGTAAAATTCTTAATAGTTCTTAACATACCCGCCATCTAATTTGTGGTTGTAGCACCACTAGTACCATCCTACATTTTAACAAACGTAGCCTAATGAGACTTCAATTCAGTCGCAGCATTGGTAATAAACATATTTATACCATTGATAAATTGACCTTTTTCAATCTCATCATTTAATCCATTTATATAATCAGTGTTTAATTCCTCTACAATACCATGAATTTCCCTTTTTTCTGCAATCTTTTTCTATTTAATCTTATTCTAAATGATTGTAGTGAGAATTTCTTTCTATTTCTCCACCCTATCTTCTAGGGCAAATAATTTAGTTCTATTTCTCTATAGATTCTTTATATCAATCTAATCTGCAACTCTATTAGCTAGTATGTCTTGAGCAAATTCACCAACTTCTTGGTTAACCTACTCTATCGCTTTCTGTAAATCCTATTCTAAACCCTTCTTAGTTAATCCATTAAAGAATTGTTTAATTGCATCAAAAAACCTAGTCAATAAATTCTTATAAGGCACATTAGGAATCGACTCATTTTTAAGCCAATATTTAGATACTAACTATCCAAGTGCTTCTTTAGCTAACAAAAGACCGTCTCCTTTATACTATGCCTCATACGCACCATATGATTCACCCAGGATTTCCTAAACTACTCCTTCCTATCCAATAAGATTTAAAAGTCTACTTACTATAGGATGATTCTATCCAAGTAATTCAATTATAGCATGCGCAAATTCTTCAGGAACTGCCTTTTCACCCCTATCATCTCTACTTATTCTAATAACCTCTAGGAGCCCATCTACGGTCTTTTTAGCTGTTAAAGTATCCATAACACCATTAATACCCATCTATTCTTCTACTTCATTTAAAAAGCCATCTGAGATACCATAAGACTTGCCTAACTCTCTTAATCTTTTGTTTAAAGCTATATTAACATCCTATTCTTTTTCTAAATTCTATTGAGAATATAAAATAGTAGCGTATGGATCATCTCTGCCTTCTACTATTTTTATATGACGTTTTCCATTAGCTGCTCTATTAGACTACATGTGGTAAGATAGAGATAAAGGATTACTTGGGCTGTTAAACTTTTTTACAATTTCCCTAGCCATTTCCATAGTATAATTCTTTACCGCACCGTTTGAATTATATCTACCTTCCTAATGGTCTAGTTCATCTATATAAGATTCCTATGATTGTAACCCCATTAATACTTTAACTGGGCCAATTATAAATTCACCATTCTCATCAACCGGTAATACCTATTTATATTCATCTATCTTTTCTGGATCAGTTAAACCTTTATATATTTGTGTCGCATTCTAATAGGTGGTAGATTGGAGCAAACCTCTATTTAGTTTGCTCTCAATCACATTACCATTCCTATCAGTAATCGGCATCACTGTTATACACGAATTTGCCATATTAATTATTTAGTTTTACAAAATACTTGTCCATTCTCATCAGTAGGTTCATAAGTACTCTACATAATCTCTCTCTACATTTGTTTAAATTTTTCAGTAAAATTACCCTATTTATGTTCTACTACAGGAGGAGGAGTTTCATTTTCAAATCCTTCCATAGGCATAGATTCTGGGCCTTCAACATCCTCATCTTCATATCCCTTGTATTTAGCATCAATTTGAGAAGTCATATCTTCCATATTTAATCCATTTTGATACTCTAAGAACTTATTAGGTATTCCTATAGGATTATCTATAAGAGTGTATTGAGTTATATAGTAATCTCCTCCATCATCATTAACTAATTCGCTTGTTCCAATTACAGTATAATAGTATTCTACTCCATTTAATTTTTTCATAATTATCGGGAAATTAACCCCATCCCTAACCATTAATTGTCCATTGGTTTTTCCATCTGCAGAAGTACGAACATCAATAGTTTCATTTAGACTTTTTCCAACCAGAAATACAGAATCATTAATTTCATTCACTTCCGGTACAAACTTTCTCACATTTCTATGATTCATTAAGTATTGGTCTATAAACCCTCTATAAGCATCTTCTTTAGTAAACATCAAGTTCAATTTAATTAGCGTTCGTCTATATCCTGGAATTACTAATCTAATATTTACAGGGGCTAAATGAATAAAACTAGTTGGCCCAAATGCCAATCCATTTCTAAAGTAACTATATGCAAATAAATCCTTAGCTAATTTAGCACCTTCTTCACCCATAGAAAGTAACGAATCCCAATCTCTTGTTACAGTGTCTTTCTAATTAGGAGAAAGTGAGCCAACATTGTTAAAGGTAATTATTTTTTTATCTTTATCATCATTGATTACTGTTAAGCCTTTAATAAATGCTAATTCACCAAGTTCTTTATTGGATTTTTTTATCTTTTCAAATTCATCTGGAAATTTATTAATGTAGTAATTCCTCTTCTATTCAGCTTCTTTAGCAGTTTTGCCACCAAAGAATTCTAACTCAGAAGTAATGTATACAAATAGATCTGCATAAATCTATTTAACCTATTTAGCAGTTAAACTCCCTTTAGAGAATTCAGATCGTTTGGTTAAATTTTTAATCTAACTAACTACATATCTAAAAGATTCTTGTGTGTATGGATAATATTGACTCAAAAGTAATTCTGCAGTTTCTAATCCAAGTGTATAATTAGCCTAAACTATTGGTAAAGGGCTACTATTAATTTTTTCTCTTAATTGATTAATATTTTCTTTTTTAGTAAAACTCTTATCTTTTAATATATTAGTTTTGATCAAATCTGCACTCTCAAGAGGAAAATTCTTACTCTTACTTTCTATCATCAATTCTTTAACATCGTCAATCTTTAAATCTGTATCTGCTTGATGAGGCCCTGTAGATCCTCCAGTAGTATCACTACGCATAGATGAAACTATACGTGAAAGTATCTACGACGGTTCATTTAAAGCCTTAAACGCATTAGCAATCTTTAATTGGAATACATAATACTATCTATGTTCAGTTGGAGTTAATTCTTTCCCTTTTGCTATGGCATTAGCATAAACAATTGCTGTAGCCATATCACTTTGAGATAATTCAGAATTCTTATAATCTTGTTCTTCTTTTGAATATTTAGTTTCACCAAAGAACTATTCAATTGTCTTTTTAACAGAATCTCTTTTACTTACTCCACTATCACTTAATAATTCATAATTGTCACTCATTTCAACCACAATAGGCTAAGACAAAAACAAACCAATTGTTCCATGAGTGTGGCCCTATCTAGCTAAAAACATTGCTAGATCTGCAGTAAACCCATTTAAATTTAAGTCACTCAATACAGGGTCTTTTACAGCATCTACAGAGGCTGCTACATACTCAGATGTGTTTCTACTAATATATTGTTTATGTTCATTTAGTATATCATGCAGACTCAAATACTCCTTATTACCTAACTTAACACCAAATCCTTTTTTAATTGTTAGTTCGGTTCCCTGTATAACAGAATGATTTGCATTGTGATTTGCAAAAACACCAATTAGTGCTCCAGCAGTATGATTAGCTTTGTGGAAATTTGTCTAAGTAGAAGGACTAAGAGGATCTAATTGCTGTTTATACTTTTCAGATCTTTCATCTAATTCCTTTAAACTTAAACTATTCAAGTACTTGGGAACATTTCCTTTAGATTCTACTAGTAGATTTCTATATTCTGCAAGAGAAATTCCCTTTAATACATTGATAACTCTAGCAGATTTCTTTAATCCATCAAAACCACCAGGATTAATCATATTTAATACAGTGTCAGCATTTGTAAGAATTCCCCACATAGTATCAATGATTTCATTATTTCTGGCTTTTAATGTATTCTAATCAACTGATTTATTTACATCATATTTAACCTTTTCAATTATTTCTCCCAGAAGATAATCTTTTTTGTTTTCTTGCCAAGTATTATAAATGTTACGTTCAGTACTATCTTCTGCATATACTTTACTACCATTTTCATCAACAACTTCTATATCCTTAATATATGTGATTCCCTTAATTGTTTTAAACTATTCAGAGTTTACACTAGAATCTCCACCTAACTATTCTATTAACTCCTTAATAAATCCATTTCTATCATATTTATTCCTGGTAGAAAATTCAGGAAGCATTATATATAATTTATCCACGTCAAAGTCAAGACCAGCTATTGTGGTAATTTCCTTAGGGAACATAATTGTACTACCAGACTATTGTGGTAAAAAACCTTTAATATATAAAGGAAATATTGAATATTTATTCTCAGTTGGAATTCTATAACCAATTAATTTCCTTAATTCTTCTGGTAATACCTTCATAGGATCACCATTTTTATCCTTTAAATTTTTATGTACTGCATCTATATCTAGTTCACCTGTTTTTGGATCCATAAATTCCTTAAAATACTTAGAAGAATACCAAGGCATATAGGTTTCAATGTATTCAATGTGTTTTTCATTTTTGTCATTAGTCCCCCATTTGATATTTAAATCATCTTGTACTCCAAATGATGTTACATGTACAAGAGAACCACCTTTAGTCTTCTATTTAGTAATCTCATTCTTAATTCCTGAATGCAATAGACTCTAAGTACGGTCTGAATGAATCTAATCACTGTATGGAAGTGTAGGAAATCCATCTTCTGCAATTTCAAGAGCTTTAGCCATTTCTGGATTATATCTTTTATTGCCATTAACTTCCTTTTTTAATGTATTGTTGACGGCTTCTTTATCTCCCAATTCATCAACAGTCTTATAAAAAGAAGTTATTAGATTCTCAATATTTAGATCGTCAAAGTGTTTACTAATCTCCGCTTTATTATATTTCTTTCCATTAACAATATAGTCAATCCCTTCTTTTAAATCACCTTTAATAAGTTTTTTAGCCTAAGTACCAATCCCCTAATTGGTATCCATGTAGTGACTAGGCACAGGTTGTACAAGAGCATAATCCTCGTAAGAAAGACTATGTACTACCTAAGGATTGTATCGTCCTACATTAGAGCTTATAGACTCCTGTAGGTATCCTTTAATTGCTTCTTTAGTAGTAAATTTATGCACATCTAACGCACCCTATCCTCCGACTTTTACAGCACTGGAAAACTATACTACATCAATCTGATTCTCTTCCATAAATTCTTCAATAGCCGAAAGCTAAGGAGACTTTCTTAATATATTAGAAAAGATTAATAGGAATTCTGCATTCTTATTTTGTATAGGAGTTTTAAGTGAATAATCCTAAGTAATCTTCCTTTTTTCATCTTTAACTAGTCCAGGATTAGCGATCTACGTATACATAAAAGGTTTTTTGGGTTGCCAAATTACATTGAAATCTTCAACATCAAATTTAACATCCTCACCTTTTTGCATCTTTTTAAGTTTATCAAAAACTCTCTGCATTTCATCAGTCCACTAGCCAGACATATCCATAATTGCTCTATAGGAAGAAAGAGTTCTATATGCTTGAGCATCAGTTACTTCTACATTGTTATTACTATATTTATCTAATATAAAATCTCTATCTTTTGCGGTAAGCATTTCTTTTTTGACAAATCCATTCAAAGCTTCTTTAATATCTTCTAAAGTATTTGAAACGGATTTAAAATCCTTTAGAAATACTGTATTTTCAATATCTCTACCATATTCCGAAGTAGTGTCTAATCTTAATCCTGGAGTATGAATTTGTTTCATACGTTTCTATATATCTCCCAGATTCTTGTAATAAGCTAAATCAGTAGTAGTGATCTACAACATCTATGATTGAGCATACCGTTGATTCCAGAAGTAATTTTTCAACTCCTTTTCAGCATTTTCTATACTACTAAGATTCTATAGATGTTTAAGAGTCTTTCCATCATCAGTCATTTTGAACAAACCGATCTTTCTATATCTTATTTTTTCCTGTTCATACAATGCATCTGTTTCATCCTTGATAATTTGTTTCAATTCTGTCCTGAATTCTTCCATAGTTTCAGGCATATCCTCATTTAATTTTTTATCAAATAAAGGCATATAGTTGTTTAGGAATGGAAGAAATTGAAATTCTAAACCCCTTTTTTCAAAATTATCAATAGGGGCCATTAACCCCTTAGCAATTTGTTCTTGTCTATTTCTAACTATCTTAATTCTATCATATTCCTACATAGCTAAATCATAGAATCCATTTAAAAGAGTATTTTCCCAATCACCGCTAGTATCAGTTGTATATTTATGAAACTTTACAAACTCTGCAGAAGGGGCATCAGCTAAAATAAATACTGGATACCACGCTACTTTATTATTAACATCTGAATAGTACTCATTAATCATCATCATTGTGTGATCTAATGGGCTCAATTTAGAGTACTCCTTTTTATTGTAATTTAAATTAGTTTTATGTTGAATTAATTCTCTTGATTTAGGATCTGTAACCAAATCTCTAATCCATGAGTTCCTATATTTTCCATTTGAATAAAACCAATTATACTATTTGTATTCCTTTTCAAAAAATGCCTATAACTCTTCCTCTGAATATTCCGTTCCCTTTAACTTATTCATTAAGTCTGCCATATATGAAGGAGCCGTATATGAGTAATAACTCTTCTAGTTCGCATATACAGAACTTTTCATCAATTGGGTTAAAGACCTTGATAAGATCTCTGCAATACTTTTATAATCACTTTTAAAGGTATTGGCAAAGTCTAAATGTACTGCCTTACTGTCATTTAATTTAGTGGTAATTCTAGTAAGATTGTCCAATAATTTAACAAACATGTGATTAATATTCACAGTCATACCTTTTACATTGGGCACTTCTGGAATATAATTTAATGCTTCTAAAAGACTGGTTACATCTGTATCTACTCCTACTGTAGCCAATACATCTCTTATCCTACCAATATTATCATTTACATATGCAGTAATCTCTTCAATGGGTTTACCTTTAATAGATTTAACCATCTCATCAATAGTAGCTCTAACTACTTCAAGATTATCCCGGTCAATATTACCAGCATCATCATATAATGAATTAAAGGATAATAGAGTTTTACTTTCCATAGTAGCTCTCCATTCGTCCATAAGGTATCTAACTCCATCTGGTTTATTCAATTCTTTGGTCATATATGTGTAAGATCCATCAGCCATTTTCTTTCGTATCTAAATCCAATAGGACATAAATACTTTTCTAAAATCCTGATAGAACACACTATGTAATTTCTAATCTTTCATTAAAGCACTTACAATACTATTAACCCAAGGTTTAGTATTAGCTAATCGTCTAAGTATAGGTAACATCTATCTGGAATTAGTCATACCACTCAATTGTTCAATTAGTATTCCATGAACTACTTCACTATCTAAATATACTGGCATATCTAAATCATCTAATGTTTCCGCTTTTTTAAAGTCTAATTTAGGAATTTGCATAAGTATCTTCCGAGTCTATTGACTTAATGCTTGTGTAGGATCAATGTGTTTATGTTTAATCATCCATCCATCCTTCACAGGATCATCGTCATTATCCTATATAACTCCTTCACCATCCTATAAGAGTGATTCAGGGATTTCTTCAGTCTCTAATCCTTTAAATATAGTTAGTTCATTATTAATAAACTTAACATCAACTTTTTCATAATCCGCAAGTAATCTAGGAGTTTCTCTAGTAAGCAATTCAAAATTCTCAACCACTTTTTTAAATTCGCTCATCTAATAATCTGTAAATATAACACTATTTGTGCTCTATTTGAGAAAGTAGTTCTTTACAAACTTATATATGTTTTCAACTCCATATTCATTGATAATTTCTTCTCGTGTAGAATTAGGTCTTAGTTTTGCTTGAATACCACTCACGTGTCTTATAAATTCTCTAGCAACTAGATTAACTCTATCAATTCGCATTTGTGGTCTATATACTTTATCTAATGCATTTGAAATGGTGATTTCTTTTATTTTAAAAATATCTTTGGCTGTCTATTCAATTTCTTTAACTTCATCTGTGTTTTCTATAGGAGTTTCAGTAGGAGTGGGTTGGATAGATTCAACAAGGGTAAATTCAATATCTTCATCTGGATTATTTTTAACTATATATATACCAGCACCTTGGCCCTAATAATTCTAAATAAAGATCCTATCTCCTGTTTTAAGTCCATATTCATCCAGATCTAAAGCAGCATCTTGGTCTGTTGTAAAAGTAGGATAATTAGTTTCAATATTATTAGCAATCCCCAAATAATCCTTGAATTCTTCTTCTGTTGGATACGGTAATTCTTTTATTTTATTACTCAGATAGTCCGCTACAATCTATTTATCTAATGTTTTCTCTAGGTATGTACCTACATTATTAGCAGCAACAACAGGATCTAGTCCTGTTGCTTTTGCTAATTTTATAATTCTTTCATCTGGGATGAAACAAAATACTTTACTCATATTTTATTATTTTACACAGTTAATTGCATGTTCTTTTTGTTCTTGAGTTAAAGCGTCAAATGATTCGGGAGTAAACCCTTCTTTCATAAGAGGACCTTTTAAAAAACTTTCAAGATTTGCAAAGTTAGGTATTTTTTCTGACATTTCCTAATTTTTTGGAACATTTGTTTTACTATTTTTGAAATCAGTTGCTTTTTCACCAAAACTACCCATTAAACTTGGATCTAAATCCAATTCAAAGTCGAGAAGAGGAGAAGAAGAAGTACTTTTAGAGGTTAATTCATCAATTTTTTCAACAGGAACATTCTGTTTATGAACATCTCCGTTTGTTTTATAGGCTAATGTGTTCACATTCAATATAGACCCATCTTGAACTTTCCACTCCTGTTCATTAATTTTATGATCTTGTATGAATGTGGGGCCAAATTTACCAGCAACACCATCTCTAATATAAGCTAAATCTACAATGGGTTTAATTTTAACCGCAGACATGATTAAATTATTATCTTCGTCAACAACAAACCCATTATCTACAAAATATTTATCTCCTTTATAAGTTACTTCAGTTCCTTTAATCACACTCTCAGATTCAACTACTGGCTTGGGTTTTAAAGGAGTTGGTTTCTTATACAAAGTCTTATTAGTATCCAAACTAGGGGCTACAAAATCAATAGGAGTCCCTGATGGAGTTTTAGCCTATAGATAGAACCACACACCCTTTACACCTGATTTGACCATAGCAGTCTTTAAAATGTTACTATCATAGATCTTCTCATTGTATCCAGGAGAATTAATCTAACTTGCATCTACGTTGAATAGAATGTTATTCTTATACAAGGATTCATAAATCTAATCTTTGATAGAGTCAACATCATTTCTAACTAACTTCTTTGCAGGATAGACCTTATTTGGGTTTTTATCTTGTTTAGTTAAATAAATCCTATCTGCTTTCTATAATTCTCTATATACACCATCTTCCCCTAAATCTTCCCGTCTAATAATAAGGGTAGTTTTATCTTCACTTAAACCAATATGAATTGCCTATTTATTTTGACTAATACTCTAGCCATTCTCATCCTTTTTACTTTCGCCTAAGAATAATGCTTTAGATAATTCATTGTATCCTTCAGTAGCATCTTCAGGTTGACGAGTATTTGCCAATATATCAACCGCTTTTTCAATCTATTGAAACATTGGGTTAGCCTATGTTGTTACATCTGCTCTGTTGAACTCCTCTTTATTAAAAGTTTTAATGGTTAAAGGAACAGACGCATAATTACCATCACCCATCAATTCGTGCATATAAACCATTCCTGGTTTTGTTGGAGGAATTATCTTATTTATACTAACATGTGGATGGTTAAAATAAAAGCTTAATCCCTTAGATGCAATAGAGAATACTAATTTAGTTTTATCTACACCCTTTTTAGGATCATTTAAATCTGTATCATTACCTCTATCCTATTCAACATATCCACCATTGACCTAACCAACTACACCTGTCTCAGTAATTTTACCTGTTTCAGCATATTCTTTTTCTATCCTGTCTCTAAGTTCTCTTAGACCCATAAATTCATCAACTCTTTTACCACCATGAATGTTCCCAATAACTTGATTATCAGGCCCATGAGTAATAAATATGGCGTCTTTAAAAGGAGTTGCTTTACTTCTAAATTCAGGGTCTATCATATATCTCACAGTATCCCCTTCTTTTACATTTCCAGCATTTAAGTAATCCCAAGTACCATGTTCCGTAAAGTAATCATATATAGGGCCTTGATGAGGAAATACTTCTTTCTATTTGATAAACTTACCCTTAGTTTTTTCATTAACTTCAAATTCGGGTACTTCATTATATAGATATTGTTTCTACTTGCCACTATTGGGTATATTAGGTTCAGAATTCTATTCTACAGGAGTTTTAGATTCTTCTTTAACAGTTGCACTAATAGAACCCGTGTTTGTCTATTGAGTTACTGGAGTTACATCTTTTCCTGGAGTTTCTATAACCTCTTCTGGAGTAGTTTCAGTGGGAATTAATCCTTCATTAGTTATTTTACCTACAGGAATTAAATCTTTATCTAACTATTCTGAATAATCTTTCTAAACACGCGGCATCAGCTCTTTAAAAAGAGCCATAGCAGCAGTTGTTTCATCTGGCTTTAACATATTACCGGTAGATTTAAGAATAGTACCTTCAAACAATTCTCTAAATTTCTATTCCTAATCGGGACTAGTTATTTTAAATAAATCTTCTGGGGCATTAAGTTCTGGCATTAAACTTGTAATAGCCAATTTAACTCCTTCTTTAACCTCTTTTGATACCGGTGATTTCTCTACTTTACCCTAAAAATTAATAATGTTTGAACTTAAATTCTTATGCTATTTAGCAAAAGTATTCCCAGCAACAACCATTTGATTGTTGAAATCTCTAGCATCGGCTTCTTTTTCAAAATTAGTATTTAAAAAATCTTTATACTCTTCATATGTAGTGAATTTATCGGCTATATCCTTTTTATCTTTTATTTCAGCATTATCAACTTTAACCTATTCTTTTTTAGATTCAGCAACTACTTTCTACTAATCCTATTTTAATCTTTCAGGATTTTGAATGTATCCATTATATCTCTCTAGGAATGAAACTCTAGCAGCTGATAATCTTTGGAGATCATTTATTTGACTAATTATTTCATCACTATTTTTAAGTATAGACTCATTCTTTTTAACTTCTTGTTTAAGTCGTTCTAATTTACCCAATACTTGCGGTAAACCCCTTTTATCTTCTTTATTATCTAATTGAACTTCTTGATTAATAACCCTTCCTGTAGCAGTTTTGAGTTTATCTAATTGTTTACTTCGTGTTTTATCTATCTATTTAGCTAACTTAGAACCTTCATCCTACAAAGCAGCCAACAGATCTCCTGGAGATTGATTTAAAACCTCATCAATAGGAGATTCTACTTCATCTGCGTCAATATATACTCCACCATTTAATTGTTTAACAATGGGATTTAAATTAGTCCGCAAATCTTCATGAACTTGGTGAAATCTCTTTTCCCAATTGTCTACTTTACTAATCATCCAAACTAGTTCAGATAAATCATCTCCTTTAAATGTATCTCCAGACTTAATTGCTAAATTGTCAGCAATCTGTCTATAGTTATCTACAGTTGTTTTATCAGTCTCTGCTTGCTGTTTAAAATATTCTCTTAATTCCTTGTCAGTTTTATTTTGATAAGGCAATTCTTTTTTTGTATCAGACAATAAATCCTATCTAATCCCAGCAATATCTTCATCACTAAGATTCTTCATACCATCTATGTGGTCATACAAATCTTGTATTCTACCACTTTTGTCAAATAAGATGGCATCACTAATAAGTTCAGAATGTTCTGCATTCTTAAATTCAAATTCGTCTTTATTGTCTAATGCAGTTTCTTTATCTGCTTCAAAACTAATTCGTCTATTATTTGCTTTATAGTATTCCTGGAATTTAGGATCTTGTAGTCTTTCATTTAACGCTGTAGCAAGCTATTGATCTTCTTGATACTTTTCATTTAATTCTCTTACTTCACCAATAGATCCATTCCATACAATAGGATGAGTTGCTTTACCATTCTTGTCAATACTTACTGATCCGCCTCTCATAGGAATACCTATCATCCCCATAAAACCACCAACAAAGCCATCTTGCCAACCAGCCATAGTACCATACTCTTGTTTAGCACCTTGACCAATTGCATTTAACCAACTAATAGATTCTTTATTGGCATTTGGGTCAATCTAATGACCCATAAAACTATTTAATTCTGCACCATAGTATTGTTGAAGAGTATTAGATATAGTCGATTGACCCATTTCTTCATAAACACCCTCAGTTAAAATAGGTTTAGTAACTGCCCATGCTTTTTTAAGTATGGAGGGCTTCACCACTTTAACTGATTTAGTTAATCCATTTTCTACAACATCATCAATTATATTTTTAGTTCTACTAGCATTTTTAAATCCACCAGCATAACTTCTACCAAACTAAATATAATCAGATATGGTTAGTAAGGGTAAGTTAGTAAGAAAATCTCTATTGCCGTATTTAACCCTCTATTCTTCTATCTTGGCTAAACCATCTTCGTATCTTTGTTCAATACGTTGATTTAAAGTATTCTAACCCTCTTGAGTTAAATTACCATTTTTATCAAATGCTTCTGGAGATTCATCAGTAAGTTTTTTAAATTCATCTTCCTCTAATTGAGGGATTGCTTGGTTTAACTATTGAGTTAATCCTTCAGCAAACTATGTTGAATTATTTACAGCCTCTAATCTGGCTTCACCTAAAGCTCCTGCAGTAGCACCAATTATTTTTAATTTCTAATTAGCGCTCCTTAATGTTTTAGCTGCTTTAAATGCATCTTCTGCAATTGCAGCACCATCTATAGTTGCATCACCAGTAGCAACCATTTTAAGTTTTTCAGCTAAATTAGCGGCTTTTTTACCATCTTGTGCAATTACAGAATAACCTTCATACAATTTCCTAGCCTCACCAAGTTTCATAAGCCCTTCAGCAGCTCCTGCTACGACCTTACCACTTAAAGCAGCACCAACCATAAACCCAGTATTCTTTAATAGGGTATCACCAATAAAATTAGCAGTAAATATATTTTTATACCATTCACCATTTTCATTGTTTTTAGTTTCTTCCTATGTATAATAATTGGGTAATAACTTTTCAAGATTATTATTCCATGCATTAAACCCCTGAGTTACGGGATTATCCCATAATCCAGAAAACTTACCTGTACTGGCAGCAGTTGCTATTCCAGCAATAGTTCCTAAAAAAGTATCTGCAAAAGTAGTAGCAGCAAGTGAGGTGCCTTTAATAACTCCTGCCCCTATTTTGTCATACCAAGGCTATTGTTCTGCTCTTAAATAATCAACATTTTCATCTATAACTCTTGAGGGAGTTATATTTTCATCATATTTAGAATTTTCTTGGACATACTAACCCAAATTAGTTTCTTCTGGAGCGCCTAATAAAGAATTATGCGTTCCTAAATTAATATGATTACTTGTTTGAGCAAGAGTATACATTTTATCGGCTAAACTTGGGGTCATATTTATAGACCCCTCGCCTGCCTTTAATCCTTTTAATCCTTTCATATAATATTATTTATATTATTAATCATTCAGTTCCTTTCTTTTTTGGTACCCCCTAAAATAAAGAAGATGTTTCAGATAATAATTGTGTAGATAAATTATTTAGACTTGTTCCTCTGACTCTCCCAGCTTGTGTGGTCTCATCATCTAAGGAACTTGTATATGTTCTGACCTAACTTGGGTCACTCATATCATATACAATCTTAGCATAATCAAATGAACCATCGGGATTAACTTCTTTAACCACGACACCATAAGAATAATTATCAATTCTTGTACCATACTTCTTTATATTTTCTGGATCAGATATGGCTTTTTCAAAATCTTTATTAGTTACCTATAAGACCTTTTTAGAATCAATATCTTTTGATTCATAACCACTTAAATACTTGCTTACTGAACTAATATGGTTACTGACTTTTCTGATAGGTGTTATACCTGTTGCAGTATATCTATCTTCTCCATTGGTTAAGACTAAACCTTTATCTCTATTCATACCTATTACAGTATTGTACTAACCATCTGAATTTTTATTAAATAATTTATCGGCTTGTTTTCGGCTTAACTCTGAACCTTCTGGTTCTCCTTGGGAATTTAATTTATAGATTCCAGTTTTATCACCAAGTTGTTTAGAGAAATTACTTATACCTTCTAATACAGATTGATCTCCTCCTTGTAAGTTTAGAGGTATAACCACAGCAGTCTCTAATGATTTGGCTTTTTCCAAAGCATATCCTTGGTTAACTGTATTTTCAAAATCTCCACCAAGATGTTTATATTTATTGTAAATGCTTGTTATCTACGAAGCGTCTGAATCTCGCTATTTAACTAGATCCTATCTTTCTTTTTTCATTGCTGTTAAAGCCGTCTATAAATAATTTGCAGGATTTCTATTACCTTGTTCACCAGTATTAGCCTTTTTAATTCTTTCTTCCATATTTTTAATGTTATTGTCTACATTTTGAACAGATTTATTTATCTTTAAAATACTATCATTGATAAACCCTTTGTCTGTTTTTTTAAATCCCTACATTGGCTTTTCTAATGCGTTAACAACATCCTAATTATTATTTTTCCAACCCGTGTCTACACCGGAATAATTTTGAGTGTTTTTATTCCCACCCGCACCTTCTGCCTTTATTCTAGCAATAGCTAATTGTTCTTTATCTTTACCTTGTTGCCACTTAAATTGTTCAACTCTCTAATTATAATCTCTATTGGATTCTGCAGATATGAAATTACCATTATGTTGTATCTCATTCTTAGTGTCACCAATTCCCGCATATAATCCTTGAATTATATCACTTCTCTGTTGATTCTTATCCACATTACCCCATTTATTTGAAGGCAACGCTTCCATTGCTTGATTAATTAATGCTTCTACTCTCGCAGATGATTTACCATTTGCTGCGTCTATAAGTTCCTATTGAGTTAATCCTGTAGAAGTCTTACGTTCAATTAATTGACCTCCCGCTGTAGTTTCCCACTTGCTTTTATTATTTTCCTGTTTAGCAAGAGTCTAAGCCATTTTAGCAGAATTAGCAATACGGCTTGCTTGAGTTTCATATTGTGGAGTAATGTTAGGATTCTTTATAATTTCATCTAAAGAGATGTTCTATAAATCCGGTCTATCTGAATATAATGCAGAACCAGACATCATTGCCTATTGTCTTAACTTTGTATCCTAATCAATTAATTGTTTCCTCTAAGCATAAGCCTATTCAATAGGTACAATTTCCTTACCATATCTCTATTTAAGCTATAATAACTATTGTCTATTAGTAGCATTCAAACCATTTTTCCCTAAAGAATTAGCCTGTGCCTATACATCATTAGCATATTTTTCATATGCCGCATGAGTTAGTGGATCAGTACTTTGATTAGTCAATCCTTCCCAAATACTTGATTTATTAGATAAATCCTCTAAACCTGCTTCCTATTCCTTATAGGCTTGACCATACATCATATAAGGTCTTATAAGTTCTTCAAATGAATATGGTTTAAATTTAGCCCCTATTGTTAGATAATTTCCCATATTATTTCTTCTTAGTATTTAATTTACCATCCATTGCTTTTTTAGTTGGTAGTGTACCAAATAGTCCTAGACTAGCCAAATATGCAATCATGTTTTTATCAATCTTTTCTTTACCGAAATCTCCCAGACCTTCTACAAAATTATTAAGGTTGTTCATCTTAGCTCCTCTGGATTCTTGTCTAGCAGCAGCTTTCATTTGTGCTTTAGTCATAATTGAGTTTTCTTTCATTCGAGTATTAATACCCTATTCCCAATTACTCTATTGTGCATTAAATTGATTAGTTCCCCTATTAAAATCAGCAGCCTGCATCTTTTGTGCCTAATTATATTCAGCGGCCTATCTACCCAATTTACCAAGACCTTCATTGTAAGAAGCATCTGCTCCTAATAGTCCGGCCATATAGGTAGCTCTATTTCCCCCAGATAAATTCCTCATACTAGATCTTGTAGACGCTGCATTAGCGCCTAATTGATTAGTTAAGTAATTAGTATCTAAAGGTTTATAATTTACATAGTCTCCTAATTTTTGACCACTAACACTTAAACTATCTAATCCTTGTAAATCTTTTACTGCAGAATAATCCGGTCGATTGGTTACTCCTAAAACATCAGTTAGACTTGCTAATCCAGATGCGGCAAGTGGAGCATATCTAAATAGATTATCTTGGTTTAAACCGTTAGATCCTTGAGTCTATTGAACACTCTGTTGAGCGCTTTGGTTTAATAAAGGTAAATCTCCTTTATTTGCAGTTAAATATGTATTAGCGTTATATACAGTGTTTGGGTCAAATCCAAACGGTTTTGTTTGAAATTGATTTCTATCATTAAAAGGCAAAATAACTCCTGGATTAGTAATTTGTAAATTTGCTAAATTCTAATTAATTAACCCTCTTCCAAATAAACCACTAGGCGGGGTTCCAAAAGCAAAACTATTACTATTCTATTTATTCTACGCCTATTTTAGTATTTCCTAAGCCTGTTGTAACTTACCCATACTATCTTTTAAACCATTTTTACTTATAGGATCATTAGGTCTTTCAGAAGATTCTTTAGCATTCTTTTTAGCCTGTTCTGCAAATGTATTGTCTTTATCAACTCTTAATCTATTACTAAAAATATAATCTTTGAATTTGTATTCTCCTTCTTCTACAAGATTAGGTTTACCATTCTGCCCCATTCCCATAGGTACCCCACCAAGAGGATTCTATTCGTGAATACCTCCAGCATTAATCTCTATGCCTCCATTACCAAATTCACCACCATGTGTGGCTTGATTGGGTAAATTTGAGTATAAGTTTCCACCTTGGTCATAGAGTTTGCCTCCACCTGCCAATGATTGTGCTAATGAATTATTAAAATTATTCTAACCAATAGTATCTATTTGAGTATTAAATGCTTGTGTCTATTGATTTCTTAACAATCGTTCTTGTTCTTTCTTCTTATTATTTCCAAATATAGAAGTAAGTCCTCCAGATAAACCTCCCAATACACCCCCTATTGCAGCACCCCAAGGACCAAATGCCATTCCAGCACTTGCTCCTGAAGCTGCCCCACTCAATGCAGATCCTCCTGTATTAGTCTTTTGGATTTCTACAGGAGTATAATTCTGCATCTAAGTCATTAACTGTTCATTAGTAGAAGCAGTTATTGGTTGATTCTATACTTGTGGCACATTAAGATTATTTATACCTTGTCCTAAAAGAGAACCTATACCTCCTACAGCACCACTAATTGCTCCACTCCTTTGAGAAGTATTCATTGTTTTCCAACTACCTCCTAAATCAAAAAAATTATAATCTTTTGATTTTCTTATATTTTTCTTTTTTGTTGTCATAATAATTAATTATATACAAATATAAAAAATAATTTTTAATTATACAAGTATTTATGTAAAATAATAAGTATTAGTAAATAAAACACTTATACATTATAATATATGTTTATATCATGTAGTACAGTTTCTAAGTTATTAGTACCATCTGATTCTAATTTCATATAGGCCCAATTTCCTCTAAGTCTATCTAATCCAGCGGGATGCACATTTAAAGGTTGCATAGGATCACCACCATTAGCAACTAAATAATTATTACTTGTTACTCTGGGTATAGGACTTCTCCAAGCTCTAAACTTTTCTTTTAAATTAGAAGGTATACCATTATTTACCACGAAAGTATGATTTCCTGATTGATATTCATTCCAAACACTTAATTTAGTAAAGTCTACAACTCTTTGTAAAGTTCTAGCAGGATTTCCTCCTATAGGACTATTATCCCAACTATCTGCTCTAAATTCAATCGTATTAAATACTTTATTTAAAGTTGGGTTAGGATTCACAATTAAAGTTGTATAAAATGGACTTGCTGTAGTATTATCATAAAACTAATTATAATTTCCAGTATTATGTTTCCATAATTTTGTAACTGTATTGTTTATGTCTCTTCTAATAGAATATAATGAATCCCACATATTTACTATGTAAGGAGTCTTTTCATAATTAAAAAAGGAAGTGAACTATCCTATTAATTCAGAAAAACACAAGGCTGTTGTTTCACCAACAAAATAAACATCTTTGTTTACTTTATCATAATGTCCTGTAAAGTTCTTATAATCTTTTGGATTCCAAGAAAGTAACTCTGTAAAATTAGTTCTACTCCAAGATCTAAATCCAAGTTTATCTGATAAGTTGATTATCTAATCACTAATAAGATTAATTGATTTATTTATATCGTCTATAAAGTATAATCCATTGGGTGTTTCAACAATACTATATTTATTTGATGTTCCTATATTAGATGATACATATCTTACACCATCTACCTAACCACTATTTGCAAATTCAATCGGGAATCCATCAGATGCGTTTACCTATACTCTACTATTGTACAGTAACTTAAATATACCTTTATCCTAAAATCCCACTAATTCATTATTGAATGATCTAATTGCTCTTATGGGGCCATATTTCCCATTAGCATCAAATGTATTAATCATATCAATATTAGTCCAAGTATCTGTCAATTCACCTGCAATTTTTTTAGCAGTCCAAGTGAATGTATTTGGAAAAGTATCTAAAGAAAATAATTCATAATTTAATCCCCTATAGATAAAGTAATTATCTTTTTGACTATAAATAGGATTTAATAGATTTGTATTTAAAGGAGTAATGAATCTATTGTCCACCTTACCCCTATTGTTATCGGTTCTTGCATCTAGATTGATTCTAGTTTCACACAAGAACGATACTATTTCAGTCATGGTCTAGACATCATCTATACTATATGGGTAAGTTCTAATACAATCATATCTCTGTATATAGGTATCCCCAGCAGTGTAATTAATGGTCAAAGTTGTCAAAGCACTGTTATTAGCATCTACTAACGACACAACCTCTCCACCAACTTCCCAGGAGTTTGATTCAAAAGCGGATTCACTTTTACCCCCAAATATTGTATTGATATTAACAGTTCTAGTTAATTCTCCCAACCATACTCCGCCACCTAATATATTAGTATTTGCCACAGTAATATCTGACTATTCTATACTTTCAGTACAACCCTCTTTATAAAATAATTCACCCGCAACTGCTTTATTTACACCATTTAATGCAGGTAAAATTACTTGTGTACCATTTGACTGCCAATTAAAATTAATAACAGCGTGTGGCGCAGATTTGTATTTCATGGCCACATTGTCTTGATATAGATTTGGTGTCCAAACCATTAATCCTGTTTGTGTATTACTCTAATAAGTAGATGTATTATTTGTTGGATAAGCGGCAAATTTATAAAAACCAACAATACCACCAATTGTGGGTAAAATTATTTTATTAATATTAGCCTAATAGTTATAATCTTCTAATCCTGAATGAGCCGGAGACTCTAAACTTATTACAACTTCTTCATTAGACGTAAATAATTTAGGAACAGCAATTCCCTCTGTAAATGTGAAGGGGTTTACAAGATATGTATTTGCTGCAGAAAATCTTAAATTAGAGGTGTGCTTAGACGTCATTATAGGGGCACCCGTTTGAGTAATAGGACTATTATTGAAAGGTCTTGTGGCCTACCAGGGAAACACAACAAAATTAGCATATGGAGTATTTCCTCCATTATACATACCATCATACCACATAGGAGTGGCTGCACAAACATTTATTCCTTTTGTTGCACTTATATTGAATTGTTTAATAGAAGGATTTACAAATCCTATACATCCCGGATCAACAGCGTCTGTAGGTGTTACACTTGTATTAGATATAAATCCCGTCAAATGTGTCAATCCTACAATATTTAAATTTAAATCATCCAATCGCATATTCCATAAACTTTCATCAAATTCTATTTCAGGTGAATTAAATGTAACTGTACTCGAATCCACTATAAACGCATCTGAATATTTCTCTATTAATGCGGTTTTTGTAGCTCTCGTTGGATCGGCATTATTTGTTGGCGCAATATACGGTGTTAATGGATAACTTATAGAATTATACACAGGATTACTGTGGCGAAAATTCTCAATTTCAGCACCTCTCGACAATGTATCATCTGGATATACCAAAGCTGGATTTACACCTGATATACTCCTATTATGTCTAAACTCCACAAAACCTCCCTCAAGACTAGCGTGAACATCATCTCCAAAATCACTTACTAAAGTAGTTGGTACCATTGGTCTTAAAAACCACGAAGACATTGCTGATGGGGAATTAGTGGCCCTATCCCCAATCTAATAAACTGTAGGATTTAATATTCCTTGAGCAACAACTCTTCGTTCTGTTAAAGATGGGTATACAATTAATCCTCTTGCTTTAACATAACCTGCGGATACTAACGTACTTATTAATGTATAATCATTTAATATATAACTTGCTTTAGATCCACTTATAGCAATATTAAAATTACTTCCACTTGTTACTTTAGTTGTAGTTGGTTGAACTGTATTGTATGCATCTGAAATCCAAATCGCTTCAGACCACTTGCCAGTTTCGTGTTGGAACTAAATACCAAATCTATACCATTCACCACACTTTAGTGTCTTAGCATCAAAATCACTGTGGTCAAGTGTTCTAGAAGGTTCATATGGGTAGTGTGATGTGTTATTTAATATGGTTGTTTCCATACTAGAAACTAATGCCTTTGTAGAAAAAGTAATAGAATTAATATTGTTTACTTCTAATATATCCTTAACCGTAGAATTATTTACTACTAAACTTCCAGCAGTATCCACCACCAATTGTATATTACCTAAGAAAAGGGTATTATCTTTTTGACTAATTGTTTCGGCAACAATCTTTTCACTACCCGTATATAACAATCCGGTAGAAGTCTGAGTCTCCCCTATACTGTTTGTATCTATAAATGTACTCTAAGAAGTTATTATAGATGTGGGGTAAGTTCCAAATATTAAATCTCCAACAATATTGTCTAAAATTACTTGGTGATATACTAATATTTCAGTTTTGGTTGTTCCATCAAAGTAGATTAATTCAATTGTCTCTCCTAAAGACTAGTCATTATCTATTGATATAAAGGTTGTTCCATCATGCACTGTAGTAGTTATAGGAGAAGTATATTTAACCCATCCATTTGTAATACTAATTGGGACTCCAGTAGGGTCTAAATTTGGCGTACCTTCTACTGTTACATAAGTGTTTATATTCAAATCAAAATTTCCCTATATCCATATTGTTTCATTGGGTGCAAATATATGTGTAAAAATATCTTCAACTGGGATTGGTTCAAATTCTGAAAAATTTATATTCTTTACTGCAAGATCCTATACTTTTCTAATTACAGGTGTACTATTAATACTTGTTCTTATAATAGAATAAATTCTAACATAATTAAATGTATCATCTAAATTATCTAAACTTATATTAAAAGAATTCTCTACAGTAGAATCTGCAGTCTATCCTGTAACATCATTGGATAAGTAATACAAAGGAGAAGTATAGAATATATTAGTTTCTACCCCATATTTATTTACATATGAAAAAGCATATTGAATTACCCCAGCAGGAAAAGTTCCACCAGAATTATTTTTAGTAATACTTACAGTTTCTTTTAATTCTAAAGTTGGAGTATAATCAAAAGATTTATAAGTAAATGTATCTGTAGATTTAATATTAATAAATCTCATTTGATTTTTTCCATCTGTCCAATATACTTTCTATATATTTTCATTTTCATAAAAAGGAATTGTTTCTATTGGGTGAGTAACATCAAAATTTAAATTTCCTTCAAATAATTTATCAACAGCTAAAGTATTAGGCGTTGTAGTATTAGTAAGACTATATATTCTATCGTAACCTATATTAGAACCATTTGTGGCATTCTAAGTTGTAAATAGTACCAGAGTATCATTCATTACACAATATCCGATAGGATAGCCTAAAATAGAAGTCTCTCCAGTTGTTGTTATTCCCTAAGTACCTCTTTCATTAGAGAGACTTAAAAAAGTATTACTATCTTTAGCAGTAATACGCATATTCATATTTTCAAAGGCAAACTTAGAATCAAAGGCTGATTCAGAAGTATCCCTCTACATTCCTATTGTTTTATAATTTGCTACTTGTATTGCCATAATTATATTCTTTTACCTAATTCTCTAAACCCCCGTTGATATTCATGTTTTCTTATAAGCATAGAAGAATACATATTATAGAATGATTCAGCCGTATCTAAATTGAGTCGATTGAATTCTGCTTGACAATCACCGGCTGCAAAAGAATATTCTTGCTGGGTATTCTACAATACTCCAGGACTAATCTTACCCAAATCAAATAGAATAGTAAACCAACTCTTCTTTACAAACAATTCTAATGCTCTAGTAAAACTACTGTTGTCTGGCAAAAGTGGATAACCTTCTTCGTCTGTAGAAATTGCTCTATAGGATAATTCTATAGTTCCTTCTTTTACAGTTGTGTAGAGAAGTGTTCCTTGAATCTTATAGGTTAAATCAGTGACTTCTTCAAGTTGATCACTCATATGGAAACTATCGGTGGATAGTCTAAACATAAACATACCTTCTTCATTAATAAATCTAATTTGATTTATTTGATAGAAGTCGTCTGGTAAACTTGCTCTATAGTCTACAAGAGTTAATGTTGTTACCTTTTCTTCAAACATAGAAGGAGTTCCCATCAATCGCATGAAGTTAACCGTCATATCTATAACCTACTCTAACGTAATGTCTTGTAACAAAGGATGCTGCATTATACGATCCATTGTTGTTCTTATTGATGTTTGTTGATTAACCATGTTTTTAATATTTATATAACAAAAAGGCGTCAATTAAACCCTCTTGTATGTTGTATTTTAATTTCTTTTTTAAATCTCTTGTTAGAGTGAACTTATAAAAACTTTTATTTTCGTAAGTTGCTCTATATTTAATATAGACCGCTTTATATAATTCCTTTGTTTCGTGTCTTAAAATAGTTTTATTTTCTCTGGCCTCCGCGTCCTCATACCAAAGTTTTAAAGTTTCATTCCAATTAATATGATATGATATACGTAATTTACCATCTTTTATTCTAGCAGAAGCAGGTCGTTTTAATACTTGTAAAGAACCCATTCTTTCTGGTAGTACAACTTGTTCTCCAATTAATAACGATTCTCCTATTTTTTTATTAACCGCTCTAATTATTTGATAATATTGAGTTGATTCTAAAACCTCCTATTTTTTTGAATGGCAAAGTTTCATATAATATCTATACGCCTACTAAGCACCATATGAATGAGTAATCTTATATACTCTGGGTTCACTTACTTTTTTAATTTTTTTTATAAAATCTTCACAACTTTCCATAATTATTTCTTAACCTATATATTAGAAAGATCATCGGAGGCGTTATTGTCGTCGTCTTTAGGAAGATATTTAAACCCAGACAGTTCTTTAACGGTTAATTCTATTAATGGAGAAATGAGTGCTTCTTCTATAGGAAATGTTTTATCCATTAAATCTGATACTGTTTCATCCTGTAGAGAAGCCGCTTCTATACAATCCTAAAATATTGCTGTGAAATAAACTTTTGTTAGATCTAAAAAAGTTATAGAATTAGATTTAAAGTATAAATAAGTATCTGGGTTTATAGAACAATATATTGTATTTTCTAAAAATTTATTATATCCAACATACCGCATTCTATCTCTACTTACTAAAGCTATATCCCCTTTGTAATAATCTATTGGATATACTCTTGGATTTCCAATTTGCATTATATAGGGAATTTTATCTATAGTTTTTAAATATGTATCTCCCACTATTGTTTGTGGATAAATTGTATAAACATAAGATATTGGGGAATCCCCCTAGATAAATACAGGAACTTGTGTAAATAATTCTGTTGAAGTTACTATAATATTATTTCCAATTAATTGTGCCGTAAAAGAAGTATCTGTATTAATGCTACTAACAATAAGGTCTTTAACAAATGATATATCTTGAACTTGTTCATAAGTAAGATCTAACGCAATAATATTATTTGAGCCAAAGCTTAAATATCCACAAAGAAGAACTCCTTCCCAAGAAGTAGTGGCCGTAATACCACTTAATCGTATTTCTATCCGTCTACAAGGAATGATAGGAATATACTGTTCTAAGTCTAGCGATAATGTCTAATAATTACTTTCTGGCATTTGTTTTTTTATATCACTGTATCGTTGTTTTAATAGAAAAGATCTATACTTATTTAATAAAAACAGTACGTGATCTTCTGTATAATAACTATCGTCGGACATTAATTTAAGCTCGTCCAAAGCCATGTAAGTAAGTTCTCTAAAAGTACTCATATATTTTTATAGTTTTTGTTATAAATAATAAATCCCCGCAAGATAAGAAAAATATTTCTAATTTGCAAGGGAGTTACTATTTTATTTATAGTCTATTAGTTTTATTATTAGGAGTCAAGTAATTAAACAATTAAAGGGGGCCTTATGAGCCCCCTTTATATTTTAAGATAGATTAGACTCCTAGATGAGTAATCGTTAATCCTGTAGCTGTTTCAATTGCTCCTACTATACTATTAGCTAATACATTACTTGTAGCATTAGTGGATCCTACTTTGGGTACAACAATAGAAATATCTTTTTCAGATTTTTGAGCATCTTCACCAGTTCCATCATAGTAATAATGAATATCAATTACATTATATGCTAATGTGGGATCTACAAGATAAGTAGTTCTTATTACATTCGGGAAATGGATCATTCTATATTGATCACCTCGTTCACCCATTGCGAAGTATTCCAGATCAGCAATTTTCTTACCGTCTAAAACATAAGTAGTAGGAGAAAGTGTAGTTACAGTACCCCAGATAACTTCGTCACCACTCGCTACAATTGTTGTAGGTTGTATAGTAAAGTTTACAGGAACCTGTTCAAACACACCGAGAGTCCATTCTTGAGCAACTTCTTCAAGTACAATACCTGTAGTAGTTCCACTAATTAACACAACCGGCGTTGTTTCTGCCACAACTGCCGTTCCATCTATACCTGTAACAGTAACAAGAGCATTGGCAGCAGCATCTGCAACAACAGCAGCCTTTAAATCTGCAATAGTAGCACCAGCAGCTGTAAGACTAACAGAAATTGCATTACCTGTAACAGTAACGGAAACAGCATCTTCTGCTACAGAATCAATGGTAAATGTAATAGCATTACCTGCAGTACCTACCTTATTAGCTGTAATAGTTACACCTGTATTAGTAACCATGGCTTTAGCAGCCTGTGTACCAGCCAAACTAAAAGACAACAACGGAGAAACCTCACGTTGAAAATTCTTTTCCAACGAACTTAACATTGTCTAATAAAATACTTCAGCGGTCATACCTGTTATAGCATGAACAGCTCCATATTTGAAATATTGATCCTCTTCTGATAAACCAATATAATTTCTAAAAGCCAAACGCAGAATATAATCCTGCCCTGCAACAGGAGCACCACTATTAACGGTTGAACTCAAAGATAAATTATATTTCTTTAAAGCACTTTTAAGAGAATCTGCATCTGTAACCCTAATGGAAACAATTTTACTCTATTGGATTAAATCACTCCTGGTTTGTCCACCAGCCCCAAGGTATTGAAAGTACAAATGGGTTTTATCTGTATCAGTTTTTACAGCAATTGATCCTGCAGCATCTGTAGAAGCAACTGTTGATTTTAAAGCTTTGGCGACATAAACTTGTCGTACTTGATTAGTGCTAAAAGTAGCCATAATTATAAATGTTTAATTAAACAATAGAAAATATTTGATTTGTGTTATTTTATTTTTGTTTGAAGTTTACTATTAAATGCTAATTCAACAGCTCTTTTTAAAATTTCCCTATGTAATATAGGATTCATTGTGCACTCTGTAATAATGCTTACCCCATTAATGGCTATACCTGTTGGAAGAGTTGTTAAAATAATCGGATTAGGTCTTTCTAAATAACGCGTTGTATATGACGCTATACCATATTTAGAAACCAATTCTACAGTAACAAGGTCTATATCTAATTTTAATACTCGTTTACTATTAGGCCCTTTATAGGGATTATTCAATATTTTAAAATATTCATCCTATTTAACAGGAACAACAGAAGCTGTCTTACCATTTATATAAGACGGTGTATTAGTAGTATCAAATTTAACAGATTCATAAGTAGTAAACAGGGTTTCATTTGGTACTGTATAAAATACTGAATCTGGGGATACTCCAATTATTCCTGCAGTTTTAGTAGTTATAACAACTGTTTTTATAAAGTTGGCTAAATACTTTCTAGATTCTTCTGTATCCTCAAATGATTGAGAGTCTATATTATAACCATTATATAAGTTTCTAACCAAATCTTCTTGAACCTGTGTTAGAAATACAGACTTTTCATACTCATCTAAATTTATAGAAATATTACTAGTGGTACTACCAATAGGATTAATAGTCCTATAACTGTCTAAGAGAGTATCAAATTCATCAGAAAATTCTTTAGTAGTCATTATTCTCCTCTTTGATTAAGTTGTACTGTACTTGTTAAATCTCCTATGTAAGCCGATTTAGCTAACTCAACAGCTCTGTCTAATACTTCTCTGTGCACAATAGGATTTAATTCACATTCTGTAGGAGTACTTACTCCATCAATTGTCAATCCTGTATATACACCAGTAAGATCTACTAAGATTATTGGTTGCGGGCGTTTGATATATCTAACATTATAGGTAGCGTTAGATACAGTTCCACTATGAGGAATTATTTCTACATTAGGTATACCCGCCGTTGCCCCATCTTTAATAAGCCTCCATACTTGATACTTTAACGGTTCCTTAAAAGGTTTAGACATTACTCTATCATATTCTTGAAAATCTATTGGAATAACCCTGTAGGTTATAGAATTATTAGTATAAACCTCATTCAGAATTAAAAGAACATTGTTTGGTAATACAAATATTTGTCCCCTTAAATCAAAAGGAGTTATAGTTGAACCAGTTCCTCCAGTTAATGCTGTGGGACCTGATGCCGTTATTGGAGCAGTTGTAATTACTGTTTTTTCTACATTTAATAAATACCTTACAATACTATTAGTATTTAAGAGTGTTTTTATTGTTGTAATAGTTGCATTAGCTGCACAAGTTAATGTAATTGCTGTGCCTGTTACTGAAACCGCAGAAGAACCTATTACTGTAGTAATAGTGATACTATTACCAAGAGTACCTGCTTCTCTAGTATAAAAATAAATTCCCCCAATAGTTCCAAAAGCATTCACTCCTGTTACTATATCTCCAGATTGCATAATTAGTTCAGAAAAATCTATCTACCTCTTTGGGGAATCATCAAAACCTTCTTTATATTTATTACCGTTTGGGTTAAAATGATTGAATATAATTTCATTCTGTGCCTTAGTAAGGAATACAGATTTTTCGTATTCGTTTAATCCAGCAGCGGCATTGCTCATGATGTTGTTATACAGTACATCAAATTCGTTTGAGAATTCTCCCGTAGTCATAATTATTATTTTAATTTAGCCTCAAGTAAGAATTTAATATCTTGCCGTTTTGGGCTGTTTAAATATTTTGCAGCTATGTTTAAAGTAGGTTCTTCATTGTGTTCACACAATGGAGAATTATCTTCCCTTAAATATAAAAAGTTACCCCTTTTAGAAACTAAACCCGCTTCGATACTTCTTGTAATCAAAACTTTAGTATTGAGTAATGGGTCAGTAACAACTTTAAGAAACAATTTACTATCAGTCTAAATTAGATTATTAATTTTTGTATGCAAAGAATCTAATTTCTCATGTTGCGATAACGGCCTATTAGTCATTGTTTCCACAATTACTCTTAATACATCTGCTTCTGTTTCAATTTTACCAAACTCTTTATAACAACGCATCGTAGTACTCATACTATCCTTAGCTGTTTTAGTTTCCTCTCCTTCTGTAATTATAACAAACTGGTAGGTAGCTTTTGGATTATCCTATAAGGCATACAATGTTGGGGCAATTTCATTTTTATTAGACAAAAGAACTTTATATCGAATATAATCATCTGGGTCCATTAGATTAAAATAATTATCTTGTTTGGTTAATCTAACCATGTAATTATCCCAATAATTATCTACTTTCCTATAGATACTCAAAGCATTATACTCCAGTCCCATGATCTATTCCAGATAAGTTTTTTCGGAGTCTGTAAGTACATTAACATACATTCCTGAAGACAACCTCTGTACTGTAAAATATCTAAGGGCGTTCTCTGCCATTCCTCCAGAGAGAATATGTTTAGGATTTGGTCCTACCATTCCCCCTTCTTTAGGAATATGTCTTACTATAACACGTTCATTTCGCAAACAATTTATTAAAGGTTGCGATTCATTTGTTACGTTTTTTTGATAAGTCTTTTCAGACTTAACTGGTTCACTTTTTTGAATTTCTACAACAGGTAATTCCTATTCGATGTCTAAGACATCAATAGCAAATTCTTGTCCCTTGTAATTTACTTTTTCTTCCACTTCTTTTTTTACCATTTTTCTCCTAAAATTTAAAAAAATAAGGGAAGGGAGTAATTCCCTCCCCTTTTATTGTTTATTAACCCTGTAATATAGCAGGAATTAAGGACATTGTTCTAGTTGGATCAAGAACACACAATCCCAATGTTGCCATACGGTGGATCACTGCCGAGTCTTCATCAAAAGACATATAAGGATTTCCCTTTTGCCCAGTGAAAGGATTTCTCAATCCCCATTGATAACCTCTATATTCAGTATCACCCTTAATTTTACACTTAAAGATATTCGGTTGATCCATTGTACCAATGTACAAAATATCATATCTATAAGACATTGCAACACCACCATTGGGATGCAAAATCTTGTTTCTTACTGGATCATCATAGAAAGAGTCAACATCCAACTTAACACGTACTCCATTAGGAGCTTTGTACTCTACAAACTGGAATCCAGCAGAAAGAGCATTAGTGTGAAGTTTAGACTGAACCTTTTCAATAACTCCAATAGAACTATTGTCTAACATGAATTGCGTCCATCCAGAAATAACATTCAATACTGCTTTGTGGAATTGAATAGCCCCACGTTCACCAGTCTTGATTACAAAGTAACGATCCCCAAAATCAAGTTTAGCAGCAGACAATTCATACAATGCGTCTTCCAAAAGTTTCAAACTAAAGGTGTTATAAGACATTGTATTTGCTACTTCCATCTATTCAAATAAACCGGCACCTGTTTTAATTACACCACCAGATTTACCAAAATTCATATACTCACCATTTGAATTTCTGTTAGAAGTACCAAAGGCAAGAGCATTGTTTTTATATTCAGAGAACTATTGTTCTACTTCCCAATCTACATTATGCATCCACATGGTTGCAATATCCTTACTCAAACCACCACCATCGGTAGCTTTTGTAATAGGAATACCTACGGCCAGTTTTTTGTTAAGCATGGCTCCACCAACCTTATGTTGGATTCGAATCTGAGACCATTCATTACGCATAGAGACAGGAGACGTAAACCTAACATCACCAACTTTTCTAGAGAATTCTTTTTCTACAGGAGCAAAGTCAATAGAATATCTTTCACCCGACAACAGTCGTTCTGCGGGAATACCAATGGTATTTCCACCCATTAATTCTACCTTATAGACGGCGTTTGTTCCTTCTATTCTGGAATCTCCCAACACACGTTGCGGATAAACCTGATTTAGATTACCAACAATTACTTCACCATCGGCGAACCAATCTTCTGGGAATACTAAATAAAAAGGAGCTGTTCCAACACCTACATTTGCAGAACTGGAAGTAACTACTACTCCATTCTCATCTCGTGCTTCTATAAGAGGAATATTCCTACGAGAGGAACCAATTACATCCCAATAGTATTCACTATCATCCTCAAATTCCCGTGTAGGAAATTGATTCAAAAATGTATCAAGGCTTTTACCTCTATAATAAGCTAACAACTAAACCATAAGATTAGTTGCTTTTTGTGGAGCCAACTGAAAAATTGAACCTAAATGATTTTCTTTAGTCAAACCTTTCCAATGTTGGAATCCTACCATTTGGTATTTACCCAATTTACCTGCCATAATTTATTAATTTAAAAGTGTTATTTGTTTCTTATGATTATGCGTCGATCTACCAATCTTTTCCTATAAAAGATTCAGTATCTTCATCTATTCCACTAACAAATTTTAAATTACCATCAGAATTTCTAGCAGTATTATTAAAAGTATTCTCAAGTTCTCTTAAACTTTTATTCACTTCCTTCTTTACTTTACCTTTTACTAGAGCGTCGAGGTTTTTAAAACCATTAGTTAATGTGAAGATTAACCCCAGATTTTTTATAAAATCAGTTTTGTTCTCAGTTTGATACTTTTGAACAGCTGTTAATAATTCTCCATCTGAGTTTTTAAAGACTGGTTTACTAATATTTTCGTAAATCTTTTGTCTAACAGTCTTATCAAGCTATAGTTCACCAAAAAAGTCTTTATCTTCTAAGATAGATTTTTTTAATGCTTCTGCTTGTTGTTTTCTTTCTTGTACTCTTCCTTCTTCTTCTTGCTTGGCTTCTTCTATAAGAGTCTTATACTCTGTACTAAAATATTCCTTGTTACTGCTTAATGCCTCTTTAGCATCTTCTACATCACTTCCAGCGGTAATAGATTTATTTACTTCTCGCTGAGCTCTTTCTTTACTGTATCCTCTATTGAGGAAATCCTAATAAATAAGTTGCTTTCTAAGTGTGTCACCTTGTTCTGATTCATCTGTAATTGTTTCTTCTTTTATAGACTCCAAATATTCCAAAGTACCTTCATACTTTTTAATATCATCTGGTTCTATTCCAGAATTTAAAGCTTCGTCAATTCGTTTCTACCTATCATCAAATTTTGCCTAAATCTACTTTTCAGTCATTTCAGCAAAATCTTCTGGGGTTTTAATACTCTCTAAAGATGCATCGTCAAGGTCGGGGAAGATACCTTCTTCTTTCAAGGCTTTAGCAATGGAAGAGTAGAAGTTTTTAGGAGAAGAACTTGTATCCTTGTCAGATTCAGTATCTTCCTTACCCTTGTCTTCATCTTCACCACTTACGCTCTCTGGTTTATCTGCAAACAATGTGTCTACATTAACCTCAGTAGTTACTTCTTTTTCTTTTTTACCCTCTTTTTCATCAGGTTGGGCATCCTCAATAACTTCATTAGAAAACAGATCGTCTATTTCATCTGCCTCTAAAATATTGTTTAAGTCTAGTTCTTCCATTTTTTCTCCTTAAATTTTAAACTTGATTGCAAAGATAAGTATAATTTTAATCTTGAACAATATTATAAGTATTAAAATTATACTAGTATAAATTTTTTATTTATTATACGTTTAAATAGAATGAATGATTTCTATTTCCTTTTCTTTTTGAAGCCAAATGTACCCAAGTATCACCCGTTTTTGTATTCTTTTCAGCAATCAACTAATCAAAAGAAACCTTTAAATCCTTTAAAGCTGCTAATATTAGATTAAAAGATTCTTTAGTATTCTTTCCTCTAACACCAACATCTATTGCTGTTCCAGATAAATGCGCTGAATTAGAAACTCCACCAACAACTTTGTTTAATTTAGGACATCTATACCAAGATGTTATATCAAAGGGAATCCCTATTTTGGTTCTAACTGGTTGTAATACTGTGTCAGCAAACCAATCTGCATCTTTTTCAATAACTTTAGACATTGAATTATCAATACCTTTTTCTATTGCTTTACTGGACCTGATTGCTTCGATGATAGTAAAATTATCGCTCAAATTCATTATTTAATTATTAACCTGGTTTAAAAAATCCTAGTATTATTGATGCAGCAGAGATTAATATTGCTATTGCAGCTACTATAAATGTTCCCACATTTTTAATACCTTCGTCCTTTCCACTTCCCGCACTCCTACTCTCACTTAAACTTTTCAAGTCGGTTGAAATTCGTTCCAAATTCTTATTATAGTTTTCTGCAAAATTATCAAATCGCTTTTCAGCAGCTATTTCCGCTTTTAGTACAGCCTTTTCAGAGGCCGCCATTGCTACATTAACAGCTCTTTCCTACGCATCAAGTGCTGATTTTACAGCTTCTTTTGATTCCTGTGAATTTTTGTTAATGAGTTTTTCCAAAGCATTATAACGATCTTCAAAGCGTTTGTCAGAAATGGAGATGATTGATGTAAAAAACTCTTTTAGTCCTACTTGTTCGGTCGAGTTTTGGAGGGCTTTTTCTGCTGCTGTCATTTTTCCTTCATTTTAATTTAGTGTTTTAAAATTATAAGATTAGAATTATTTGGCTATTAATATACCTAAACCTAATCCCGTACCTAGTCCTATCCATACTTTATTCCTATTGAACCAATTATTTTGTTTTGCCAATTGTTTCGTTAAGGCATTGTTTAAATCTTCTCTGATTTTTAATAAATCTACTTTACTTTTAATTGTCTAATCCTTTATAATACTTCCCGCATTGCAAGCATCTAATCCTGTACTATCTGCAGTAACTATAATATTCAATTCATTGATTTCTTCATTTAACGCATCCGTTTCATCTTTAAGACCATTAACCTATAATTGATAGGCATTTACCACTTTCTTACAGTTTGTGTCTAAGGAGTCCCCATATTGATTCAGAAGACTATCTACATTGTTCTATAAACCCTAGTTCTATTTGACTAATTTATTTGCCCTTGCTTCCCACTAATCTGCTCTTCTTTTAGCTGCATCACTTTTACTCTTTTCTACCTTCTATATACTATCCTATATAAATACTAACTATTTATTCTTTTCACTCTCTATGGAGTCTCTTAGAGTCTCTTTAGCATTTATAAGTTCAGTCTCAAAAAGTATACGCTAATTATTACGGAAATTGGCATTACTACACATTAATGTTATTACCATTAATAATGCACAAAGACCTATTACTGAGCCCTTCCAATATTTTTTAAAAAAATCTAATATTTGTTTCATAAATTTATCTTTAAATTTTTACTTTATCTGAAGGAATATCTTTATCTATAGTTTCATTCATTTCTTCTTTTATTACCTTTATTTCTTCCTTAGCTTCTGCAATTACTTTCTAATCAGGAATATTCTTTTGCCCCGCATAACCTGTTATAAATCCAGAAATTAATACTGATGCACCAATTATTGAACCAACCCAATCTGGAAATACTATGTTTGGCATTAATGCCACAGTACCCCAAGCCGCTGGTACAGCAATAGTTGTTGCTGCTGCAATATTTCTTATTACTTTCCATCGTTTGGGAGTCTAACGTTTCCAATTACGTTCAAAGTTTTTTAAACATTTCATATGTTTTTTTCATGATTATAAATATTTTAAAAATGAATAATGTTTTCTTGTTTTAATATACTCCACGTCACTGTTTGAGTATGCCTCTCGTTCAAAAGAAATATTCCTATATGCCAGTTTTCCATATTTAAATAACTTAATAACCCATTCTAAAAGATACAAAATAAAAAATGGCAATACGAGAAGTTCCTTTTGTTGTTCTATATGAACTCCCTCATGGTTGATAGTCCTATTTAGAACATATTTTGATTTACCGTCAAAATAGTTTTTACGCAAAAAGATGAAAGGAAAAATTGTTATTCCAACAAATCCTTTTGGAAGCAATAGATTACACATTATTATTTTCATTCTTATTTAATTTGAAAGTCATGATAATCAATAACAGTAGCTGAACCAGAATTTGGAACACCGTCCCATAATTTACAACGTACAGTTATAATTGCTGCACTTGGATTTAAAATACCCAAAGAAAATGGAAAAGTTTCACTATCATTTGTTGGAATATTCCACTAATAATTACTATCGGTAACATAAGAAATCACTGGTAAATTATATATATAATTTTGTCCTATTTGATTATCTATTACCTATGCTTCAAAATAGTAGTTAACACTTGTTGAACCTGGAACTCTATCTGTCGTATTAAAGGAAATCCATACATTACCATTATTAATTACAGTTGAATTAGAATAAGTTAACCTCTACGAAGTCCAATTTGTATCTAAAACTATCCCCGTTGCTAAAAATTGTCGATTAGTAAAGGATGTTATAACACTATCAATTGTCCGTAAAGAATATTTAACCATATTAGTTAATGATGAATCGTCCGCTTCTACCATAAAAACTTCAATATAAAGTGGTCCACCATTAGTTAAGGTATTCATTTCAGCTGCTGAAAATTCAAGACTAGCGCCATAAAGAATTGGATGGCTAACACCATCATCAAGAAATTGTGTACCATACTTAGTAACTGATATAGTTGTTACTGTATTTGTAATGGTACACCCAACTGTACAATATTTAAGATCTAACTTAAAAACATCTTGCAATCCAGTTGAACCAACATCTGTCGGATTTGTATCATAATCGTTATATCCTCGCGCTGTGAATGTTACATTGTAATTTGTGTCTAATGTTATTTCTTTTGGAATATCAATTACAGTCATACTATCCCACGCAGCGTTATGCACATATCCCCTAAAATCTCCTAATCTAAAGACTTCATCATATGCAGCACTGGGTAAATGATGCACCCAAACAACATTTTCATAATTAGAATGATGACCAGCATATTCAATTGCAAAACCATTTCTAACTACTGGCGCGTAAGAGGGCACATATCCATCACTTCTCCAGTATTTTGTTGTTGATACAACAAATGGTGTAATGGATGGGATTGGTTTTTTCTTTGACCATTTATTTATTCCCGTATAACTACACAATGTTCCCACATCATTAGAGGCTCTACCTATCTTACTTGCTACATAACTTGTACTAATACCATAAGTGGTCAATACACAGGTTGCTGTTCCTGCATCAGATGTAGCAGTAATTGTTACTGCTCCAACACCTTTACCAATTAAACATGATACAAGACCATCCACAACAGTAACACTGACTGGATCTGAACTTGTCCAAACAATAGTACTACCTGTAGTATTTCCTGATAATCGTAATTTATCCCCCGCATACAAAATTGCAGTTGATGGAGTAACTGTTACTGCCATAATTTATTTATTTTTTAATCAACTATTTTAAAATACATAAGAACATCCAATACTATAGAAGGTAAACTATCAGGAAGATTATCTACATCAATTTTATAAAATGTAGGTGTTTCTTCCAATTCTTCTTCCAGAATAGATTCTTGATATTCTTTTAACTTACTATTGAATTCAACCAAAGCGTCTTTATGAGTTTCTTCCAATACTTTGAATTCTTTCATAAATGCTTTAAATTTCTTTTCATCTTCGGGGGATACTCTAGTAACTCCTTGTTCATCAACTTGACCATGTTTAACAATCAACTCATTCCTATCTTTATTGAAATCAGTTAATATAACATCATACTCTTCTTCAATCTTTTTCAAGATCTCAATTTCTTTTGCTAAATAACCTTGGTTCTTAATAATACCATAACGATACTTCACTGAACCTTCAATCTTAATTGCTTCTCCCAAAGCTTTACTCAAAACGATAACTTCTCTCTTTTTCATTGTTGTTTTAAATTTGTTAAAAAATTATTGCAAAGATGTATAAAATTTTTCATATATGCAATAGACTAAATAATTTATTAATACTTATTCTATAATTAATGTTTTTTCAATTTCCGTAATTGTATCAAGGATAAGTTGCGAGGCTTCGCTCAAATATTCCTTGTTTGTATTCAGGTTCACCGATATGTTGTTGCCATTACAGTTGAATGACCCAAAAGTTGGTTGCGGTGTTGCTGCTGGTGTTGTTGCCGGCAAAACTGTTACAGAGCCATTAAAGCTGACCACTTTCAGATTATCATCCAGTGATACCTGGCCTTCGATTTTCACATTTGCGGCATTTGCTTTAGCCGTGTACTGCGTTTTTTTGTTTGCTAATGTTAGATTTTCCATCTTTTTAAATTTAAATTGTTTTATTTTAAGTATTTGACATGAATCTTAACCGTGTCACCGGAATAAAATCCGTCTAAATTATTTGTGACAGTTATCGTAGATCCTGTATACACCCAGCTACAGTTGTTTGCAGATCCGGGGTATTGCTCCCCGTATAAATTCCCTCCAGAAGCGAGAACGCTTATTGCGATAGATACAATATTTGCTTTTGTGGCCTTTGACCAAGATGCGGAAACAGACATGGTTTCATCAGTCATAACATCTATATAAACGTAGTCATCAGCCATCGACTCATTTCCATCAGTAGAAAGCGCCAAAGCGCTTACTACCGTATCAGCAACATCAGCATAAGCTGAAATACCTCCTGTAGCGTAAAGATTACCAGCTACACGAACATTGCCGTAATCGTCTATTGTTATAGCAGCAGATAAATTTGAAGCGTTTCTTAAAGTAAGGTCTGTTATTATAGCACCGTTCGGGAATGAGGGTATTCCCGTTGAAACTGGCACTTGGATAGCCCCGGAAGCATAAACGAAGTTCTCAAAACTTCCATTTCCATCATCACCAAACATCCCACCTATCATTCTACCCTGCATGGTGTCGTACATTCCTATCTCATAGCCATCAAATAAAGCCCAGTTGGCAAAAACAATTCCCCCATCGTTAGGTGAAATAGAATTTATAGCATGGCTGTAATTTGAAGTTATTGAGCCACCAAAATACCCAGTGCCAAAACCATCAACATAACATTTTTGAACTCCGTTAGCTCGTAAATCCAAGAACTTAAAAGCACTGGTTGCAGGTCTGTCTGTATAGCCATAAAACAAAGAATTATTGAATGCTGCATTAGTGTTATGAAGAGTAAATGCGGTTGAAGATTGTAAACTTCCGGTAACCCTGAAGCGACCTGCAACATCAAGCTCAACACCTGGATTAATTATTCCAATTCCGACGTTACCGTTGATTGTTGTATTCCCCGTCCCACTTACGATGAGATTGCCAGCAAGTATAGCATTAGAAGCATTATCAATGGATAATGCAATATCCGAAGCAGACCTATAAAATTGTAAAACATTAAGACCATTATTACTGATTTCCCACGAACCGGTCGTGCCTGTCAGTCTTACCGAAGCATTGCCAGTAGCATCTACACCTGATATTTGCAATACTTTACCAAATCCAGGCATACTTCCAGGCACTGTCGTCCCGATGCCTACGTTGCCGTTTGATTGTTTTATTGTAACTACATTAGGAGTACCTACCCATCCGATTCTCCAATCATCAGTAGTTGGATCAAGTGCCATCCTGCCATTATCCGCCGTGTTTCCGAGTATATTTAATGATGAACTGTTTTTAATTGTTAAATTTCCACCTACACTAAAATTTGTCCCATCCGTCCATATCCCACTATTTGCTAATCCGCCCAATGTATGGTAGGGCAGATAGCCTGCGGTGAGGTTGGATAGTTTGGCGGTAGTGGCGGTGACTGTTCCTGAAAATATAGCTGATGAATTTGAGAACCTAAAGGGAAGTTGCGACTTGGTTACATCATAAAACCCGAAGTAGTCATCATCTCCCATTCCAATACCTTGCCCAAAAACCCAACTTCTACCAATACTATTTGATATAAAGGCATTTTGAGTTCCTGAATTATAATTAGAGGTTATCCCTCCTGTTGCGGAAACGGTGGAAGAGAAGGACGAAGAACCATCAGCATTAATTTTAAATACATCATAATGTCCATTGGTGCTAAAACCTACCCACCCATCATTTGCTTGAATAATAGCAAAGGCCTTACTCCAATCTGTCGCTAAAGTTCTATTTTGCAGCTGTAGATTAAAATAATTTTGTGCTGGACTTTCGCCCCTTATGGCTGTACCATTGTTATTTAATGCATTAACTTGAGTGGCATACAAGTTCTTTGCATTCCAGTCTACGGTACTAAGATTCGAGTTTCCTGAATCCCATATTTTTCTCCACGAATCGAATGTTGTCCCGCCGTAAAAACTTCTCCAGTATTTATCATGCGCGACGCCGGCGAGTGAGGTGAACTCCTGTTCGAACCAATCGGAAGAATACACGTTCTGTTTCAAAATGCCAATACTATTAACTGGTATATTAGCCCAGTAGTAGTCCATCTTAATAAATGAATTCGCGTCTGTCGGACGTGTATTGGCATCGTAACCTGCCCCCCAAGTATGTGTCACCAAAGGAAAATTTTCCGGGTTCAGGTTTCCCGCGTGCCATACCCCATAAGAGTTAACGGTAAGACCTCCTGTGAAATTCTTTTCCCCTGTTATGGTCTGTACAGTATCAGAATATACAAGCGTTGAAGGTTTGTTTAGTATATGAGACCAATCATTCAGAGTAATAATAGTATTTGCTGCATTTTTAATAAATAGACTTTCATATCCTGTAGCATAATTTAAAGCCAATTCCCCATACACCATTGTTACTGGGGCAGAGGGAACTTGACTTACTACGGTTGTAGAATTTCTTACTTTTATGGTATTACTCATATATGAATTTTAATTAATAAGTCCCACAGTCTATAGTAGATGTTGTGGATAGTACAGTACCATCTACAGGTAATGTTATTGATGTTGCTGCAGTTACAGTTAAAGTTGTATTATACGCTCCCGATAAAGTAAGATTACCACCAATAGTAATAGTACGAGTACTATTGTTTACACCTGTACCCCCGTAAGTACCTATTAAGATACCACTAGTCAACTTATCAGTGCTAAGGGAAGGTATATCTGCAGCTATAAGTGCTCTAAAACTAGGTACACCAGCAGAACCATTAGGAGATGCTAAAACATAATTAGCAGTTTTAGAAGCATAAGGATTGACCGTATCTCCATAAGCTGTTGGCAAAGAATAAGCTGCTGCAAAAGCCCCTGATTGAAGTGTACCACCAACACCTATATTTAAAGTAGATCCACTAGTACCGTTTAATGTAAGTGTTTGAAGTACTGTAAGTGTTTTAGACGTTGTGCCCCCAGCAACAGAAAATCCAGTAGTTAAAGCAGTTAACTATACTCCGCCAGAATTTCCAGCTTCAAGAGTTAATACTCTATTATATATTCTATTAATAGTATAAGCATTAAAGGTTTCATTGCTTTCTACTTCGCCAACTCTGAAAGCATATAAATCAGTAGTTAAATCTGAATAAACATGGATGGCTTCAACCAATCCACCCCCACCACTTCCAGAACCATCACTGGTTCCATAAGCAGTAACTTCTCCCAGAGAATAGAAATCCATATTGGCTTGAATTCTAGGGCCAGTCTACTCAGTAAACATCTTCCTATATTCATTATAGAATCCTTGAACCTATGAAGCAGCAATTGCTTTGTTTGATCCTTGAGCAATGGTTCCTAATGAACCAGCAGTCCAAGAACTACCAAACCATGTTCCAGCAGTTAAACCAGAAGTTAAATCTACATATAAAGTACTGTAATCCTGTGTTGTGTCGGTACCAGGAACTCTAGTGGTTTTAAGAGATATGTTATCATATAATTTAGTACTTGGTTCTAATTGACTACCTACTATAGTTCCCTATGTAGAAGCTGTACTATTTTGGGTACAAGCGAATTTAACAGTTGTAAGAGTACATCCTACTACTAACCAAGTACCATTAAATCCTGTTGACACCGCACCTGTAACAGTAATATATGACCCCACATCAAATGGTTCTTCTGTAGCGGCTGCAAAAGTAGCAGTAACAGTTGTGCCATTCCCTACCATTGCTATTGATGTTTTAGTAGTACTAACAGGCACTCCAAGAGTATAATTAATAGATGCTTTACTACCAAGCATTGACATGATGGTATAACTATCATCTTCTGGAATAGTAGATAAGAATGCTTTTACTTCATTCCATGAATCTATAATGTTATCACTATCTGCTACCAGTATATCTAGTGCATCCGTAATATATTTAAGTGTTCTAATCTATGTAGGGTCTGTTGTACCCAGTATATTAGTTTGCAACCAACCTAGTGATTTAAACTACGCTAAAGTGGTGATTAGGGCAGTAGATGTTGCCTCCGTAACTTCTGTATTAGTTACTAAAGGAAGAAATAATGTAGGATCAATTGCATTTGAATTCAATCCTATTTCTCCGTAATATAAACCACCTGAATCAGGAGCTTTTACAATAGAACCGTTCTAAACAGTTCTTGCATTACTGCGAATATGTTTGACAACCTAACTAGTTCTTGCCATGTAAAATTATTTTATTTTGTGTTTTTAAAAAGTTCCTGGATTTATATTGGTAGCCAAATCATATACAATTTTTACTGATTCTGCAGATGCAATTCTATGAATTCCACCCAAAAAATCATTAGCTAATGCAAGTGGTTGAAAGTTCTCATCTGTTATTCCATCTGCAAATTCATATCGTATAAACTCATCGTCTAATTTTAGTACTACACTAAGTCCAATATATCTATATTCAGCGGTAACTCGTGAAAGATATTGTATAGCCGTTTCTATTGGTAGTCCATTTAAGTCTGCTATTGCCCTTCTTACATGATCATATAATTTCTTTTTCCATGTAGTACCTTCTTTTACAATTACTTGCGCTTGAGTATCTACGACATCTACCGTATCTTCAATATTAGTAAGAGCCCCTAATGTTAAAGGACGAGTAAATAAATCCCATCCTAATTTAGCAGAAAGAACATAATCTTCTGTAGTTCCTACTATATAATCTGTCCATAAATCTAATCTGTCATAAGCAGCAGGATTTTCACTTGAACCAATTCCATATGCAGTTATTTCTGAATTAGAAGTTATATTTCCACTAATCCACATATTCGCATTTTGTGCAATAATGGATTGATTAGCAATAAAATCTCCCGTATTGTTATTTGCAGCCGTCCCAAAAGTTCTATAGGCTAATACGTTAGTACCAATTACTAAACCTAGTGTGGTAGGTGTGATTGCAGTTGCCGCTCCTAAAAGATCATATAAGCCACTATGATTACCCCAACCATAGGCCGCTGCCGCCTTAATGTTTATTTCATTAATAGTAAAAGCATTAAATGTATCTGTCAAAATAGAATTAGAAAACACTCCTCCTAAATTCAGGAAATTATAGACATTTTCTATCAATCCTCCTCCGCCACCCCCACCGTCTGTACCAATCCCATATGCACTAATTTCACCATTGGAGGTTATGTTTCCTGTGATCCATATAGATGCATTCTATGCAGAAATAGATTGATTTTGTATATAATCATGAGTTGCTTGTGAATGGTCATATGCAACTTTACCTCTATCTCCCCTATATGCAGTGGTGGATGTTTCCCCAAGAGTTAATGAGGCACTAACTCCCGCCAATGCTTCATTAATACCATCTACTAAAACTTTAGAACCATTATGTAGATAAGGTGAATAGGTATCTTGTTTTTCTTGTAAATAGAGTTTGTATCTAACATCCCCCATTTCTTGTCTTAAACTCATATCTACAAAGTTTTAATTGTTATTTACTTACAGGATTAGACTTCTTTTGCATTTTTTTAATAGTCAAGTCCTTCTCCCTTAACTGTACATCGTCGGCATGTACCTATTTATCGTGAGATAACTTCATATCAAACTATCTGATTTTCTCTAATAGAACATCTTTATCCTTTTGAGAGTAATCTTCCGGTTCTTGAATTCCATCATCTCCTCCTTCTGTATTAGCATTTGCGCCTATATGAGCAATTAATAGTTTAGTCTCATTGTCTCTAATACTAGCGGATTCTTTTTGTTGCAATTCTTGCATTTTAAACTCATTCTGCATTTGAATTAGTCTTTCATTGCTCTATTGTTCTGCCTAACTTGCCTAAGCCTATCTTTCTTGAATTGACTGTTCGTCTTTTTCAATAAGTTTTTGTTTTTCTGCAAGAGAACAAGAACTATATAATTTCATAATTGTGGAAAAAGAAAGAGTCTAATTCTATAAAGCCGCTTGCGCAAGAGTATCTAATTTAGCAGATAATTGCTGCATACCATTACTATTGTCTACTACAAGACCATAGTCAGCTTCTGCAAAATCATCTCCATCTATATCCATTATCTACATGGACCCATCAGATAGAATATACTAAAACTTCTTACTTCTGCCCTTCATTGCAATTTTTGCAGTTTCCAAAAAGGCTTCTAATGCCCTTCTTTTAACATCTTCGTGTATAACAAATAACCATTCGGTTATATGGGAAGACTATAGATTAGATCTCTCAACTCCACCAACCGTTTCTCTGTTACTTACTTGACCTTCCCTCTGTGGAGATATACCGGCAACTTCACCCATTTCCATTTTAATAAACGCTAAGAGGTTTATTTGTTGTTGAATGTAATTACCCGTTTCTGCATCAATAACTCCATTAGAAGCATTATTCATAGCTCCTGCAAGTTTTCCTGTAGCAGCACCTATATTACCTTCTTTGAAACTATCGGTTACAGAGATGTGATTTACTTTTGCATAGTACATCCACTTCTCAACATCCCATCCTTTTGGTACTTTAGCTAAATCTAAACTTACAATTTTACCCCAATTGGCGGCCATTGCTTTATTTAGTCTATCGTGTATAGCATCATATAAGTAATTATATGGCTTCATCATATCTACAAGAGAAAAAGGTCTGCTATCATTTAAATTATAAATAGAACCCACAATACCAAAATGGCATCTTGATGGGTTAGATAATCTATTGTATTGAATAACCTTTGGTCGCATATTAACATAGATGTCATTACCTATCTTAGTACCTTCCCAAGCTTCATTAATATAATAAATAGATTCTTCTTCTCCCATACTCTTATTTAATTCATAAGTTTCTGGGTAAAAAGTAAATACCTCTTCACCACTTTGTGGATCATATGATTTTACTTTCTTTATTTTTCTTCTGGACTTCCAATACATTCTAATAACTCTAAGATTACCAGCCAAATCATATGGTAATAATGAGTTAGAAATAGAGTCAGAAAATAAATTCATTGGATCAAAATAGAACCCATTACTACTAAGTTCCTCTCCAACCATATTATTATTTACATAACCAAATCTTTCATCTAAGTTATCCATAGAATCTACTGCAGCTTGCCCAACATGGTCTGGAAGTTTTTCAATATAATCCATGTCTTTTTTAGTAAGCACGTCATAAAAAACGTCTATTACTTTTCCAGGATTCCAATAATCTTCCAGTAGTACAATATCAGCATCTTCAATTTTATTACTATAACCAGATTTAAATACTCTTAATTTTAAAGGATTAACTCTCTCAATTGTAGGTTCTCCACCAACAATGTCACATTGATAAATTTCTTCACCAACAGCCATTCCATCCATAAACCCCTAATTAAATAATAAGGGTATATTATATTCTTTTATATAATGATTTAACAACGCATTTGCTCTAACTTCTCTCATATCCTACCAACTATACATAAAATAGTCATTCATTTTTTGTAATGACTATTCATATTCTTCTTGGCTCTGTGAGTTATCAGATACTAACTATTGTAAATTTTGTACTAACTAATTCTTTTTATTATCTTCTATTTCAGATATAGCGTTTGGATTAGTCACAACAACTTTAAAATCAAATAATCTTTTTGATTCTTCTCCTCTAAGAACATTTAGTTTGCTGTTCATTATAGGGTAATGCTATATCTTGTCTGGAACATAACCAGCTCTTACATTTTCAGGATTTAGAACTAACTCTAAATCTGACATATGTATTTTACCATTAAGTAAATCATAATTAATTTTCTTATGGATCACAGTCTTTCTTACAAGACTGTAATTAAAAAATGTTTTAGAATCTGCCCAATCAAGACATTTCTTTCTCCATTCTTTATTCTTTCTACTAAACGGTAACTATTGTGGTGGAAAATTTATTAA